TTGATTTACGGTCATCGCCTACCGTGTTGCCGTCTCTATTATCTCACCCTGTCGAAACCATGGCAGGCCCATCATAAGAAAACTTAACCTAAATCGTATAGGATACGCCAGTCGGTAGCAGTAAATTTATACATTCCAAAACGCTTACCGCTAGGAAATCTTTTACCGCCATTCAAATAATACAATAATTTAGGTTTCATCTCAAACTTTCTTATGGTGGACCTGGCGGGAGTCGAACCCGCGTCCAGAATGCCTTCACTTTGAAGGGATTACAACAATTCTATAAAACAAGAAGAACGACTATAACTACTACAGCAAAGCCTATCAAAAATCTTGTTAGATCATCCATTACTTGCGTTTCTTTAAAACTCTGCGAGCTGTTGCCTTAATAGAACGTGGGTGATGTGCCTTCCATTTAGCCATTATTTTCTCCTACGCATCGCTCTGCGAGCTGCCGCTTTTACGCTGTTCTTTTTTGCCTTGTATGCCATTTTAATTTCCTTTTTTACAAGTGGTGTTTGTATAGTGTATTTAAACATAATTTGGTTAAAAAGTCAATTATTATGGCAAAAACTAAATACTTGTGTTATCAGAGCGGAGCGAATCAAAATGAGCGAAATATTCAAACTTATCGGGGACCTTGGGTTCCCTATTGCTGTAGCCCTATCCGGCGGCTACTTTGTATATCTAACAATCAAACTACTATTACAAGGCGTACTAGGTTCAATTAACGGTATGAAGGGCATTATTATTGCTCTTGACAATCGTGTTAAAACTATGAACCACGATGTTGTGCGTATCGATACTATAGTATCTAACGCATTAGGTTTAAAGCCAGATGTAGATCGTATCGCCCGAGCTGATGGTAAGAATGATGCTAGAAGGGATTAATTATGTTATACCTGGATTATTCCTGGGACTGTAGTCCTAATGGAATCATATTAGATGAAGAATTTAACAGCGATAAACTTGGCTGGCGAGGTGGAGACCTTTTTAAGCTGATCAATCGTAACGGTCGACAGATGTTAGTTAAAGTCGACCCAGTTGAGGCATTTAGCAAAGGATACCCTGTAAATGTTCAAGAAGAGTAAATGGGAATTATGGTACGATGCTCAACCAGAGCATATTAAGCGTTGGATGGATCAAGACCATGCTATATGGTATGATCGTGACATGTACAAAGCAGTTGCTTTTGGATTATTTGTTGGAGTGTTGATTGGACTTGCTATTTGAGTCTTTCATGGTATTTTATCTGCTAGAGCTGATAGTGTTAGCCCTGGCATATTACCTTTACTTCAAAGAATCTAAAGTCCAAGAGAAAAAAATCTGGGACCCGTGGGGAGTATGGAAGGAGATAAAATAATATGGATGTAGTAGAGTTAATTAACAAATATGGATTTCCGATAGTAATGGCTGTCGGCTTAGGTTATATTATCAAGTATGTTTGGGAGTGGGCTACTAAAGAAGTTAAACCTGTTATCAGCGAAGCCAACACAACCTTAGTCGCCCTGATAGATCGTATTCGTATGTTAGACAATGATTTAATTCGTCTAAACCAAAAGGTCAACACAGTCTTACACCTACGTGGTAAGATTATCGAAAGTGATCGTGTTATGGAAGCCGTTAAAGTAGAAAGAGAAGCATCACAACGTTTCGATGAAGCAGCCAAACTCGACGACAATAAACCAAAATTTGTCAAGCGCCGAGATGATATTGCAGATGCTGAAGAAGAAGAAAATAAAAAAACAGCAGCCTCAGGGGAAGGCTAAAGAATTCACCTTAGGACCTTTGTAGTTAGGTGATGGGCGGCTACTGCCCGGGGGCTCCACGATTCGCTACCGTATCCCCCGAAAGTGGCATTTTATTGACCTCCTTGTCTAGAACCATAAATACTAGGCTTACAAGGAGATACCATGAAAAAGCGAAATTACACACAAGACACAGTCCGCAAGTTACAAGGCTCATTACAAATTGAGCATACATTAGCAAAACGTGGTGCTATCAAACTACGTGAACTACTAGCAAACGAACCATACGTTAACACGCTAGGTGCATACAGTGGACAACAAGCCGTCCAACATGCCAAGGCAGGACTTAAAGCAATTTATCTATCAGGCTGGCAGGTGGCCGCAGCCGCAAACACAGCAGGACAAACATACCCAGATCAAAGTTTGTATCCTGTAAACTCAGTACCGACAATCGTTAAGCAGATTAACAATGCTTTCCGTCGTGCTGATCAAATTGAACATTCAGAAGGCCAAGTAACTACAGATTACTTCTTACCAATCGTAGCTGATGCTGAAGCAGGCTTTGGTGGTGCATTAAACGCATATGAACTAATGATGGCCATGATTGAAGCAGGTGCAGGTGGTGTACACTTTGAAGATCAGTTATCAAGTGAAAAGAAATGTGGACACTTAGGTGGCAAGGTTTTAATCCCTACTAGTCAAGCAATACGAAATTTGCAGGCTGCACGGTTAGCCGCAGACGTAGCAGGTGTTGATACTGTTATCCTAGCACGTACAGATGCCGAGTCAGCAACGCTTATTACCAGCGACCATGATCCACTAGATAAGGATTTTATCATCAATGAACGCACTGAAGAAGGTTTCTATAAGTTCCGTAATGGATTAGATGCTTGTATTGCTCGCGGGCTTGCTTATGCTCCCTATGCAGATCTACTATGGTTTGAAACTAGTACACCTGATATCCAACAGGCCAAGAAGTTCGCAGATGCAATCCACGCACAGTTCCCGGATCAAATGTTGGCTTACAACTGTTCTCCGTCGTTTAACTGGCGTAAGTTCTTAAGCGAAGAAGAGTGCGAAACATTTCAACATGAACTAGGAGAGCTAGGATACAAGTTCCAGTTCATTACACTAGCAGGTTTCCACTCAGTTAATCTTGCTACATTTGAACTAGCAGAAGCATACAAGGCACGTGGCATGGCTGGTTATTCAGAAATGCAACAACGTGAGTTTGCCGCACAAGAACGTGGGTTCACAACTGTTAAACATCAGCGTGAAGTTGGAGTTGGTTATTTTGACTTAATTAGTGAAGCAGTCGGTGCTACCAGTACTGTAGCAAATAAAACTTCTACCGAAGCTGATCAGTTCCACTAAATAGTAGACTATGTTTACTATTACTTTCTTGCAGGGTTTGCTGATAACCCTGCTACTCACACATCTTACTATTATCAGCGTAACCTTGTATCTTCATAGATCACAAGCACATCGTGGAGTAGAGTTTCATCCTTGGCTTAATCATTTTTTCCGTTTTTGGATTTGGTTAACAACAGGTATGACTACTAAGGCATGGGTAGCAGTACACCGAAAACACCATCAAACTACAGATGTAGAAGGCGATCCACACAGTCCACATGTATTTGGAATTTGGAAATTACTATTTGGTGGCTGGAGTTTATATCATGAAGCTACGAAGGACGCGACCTTTGTTATTAAATATGGAGCCGGAACTCCTAAAGATAAACTTGAAATATTTTATATGAAGTATCACCGGGCAGGATTCTTGTTGATGTTGGTCATAGACCTTGTTCTTTTTGGCCTGCCTGGTATTCTTATTTGGGGTGTTCAAATGATCTGGATTCCGTTCTGGGCCGCTGGCTTTATTAACGGTATTGGTCATTGGTGGGGATATCGTAACGGAGACACTAACGACTATAGTCGTAATGTTAGTCCTATTGGTATTTTAATCGGCGGAGAAGAACTACATAACAATCATCATTTAGATCCTGCTAATCCTAAATTCAGACGTCGTTGGTTTGAATTAGATATCGGTTGGATCTATATTAAAATACTAGAAGCTTTAAGACTTGCTACCGTTAGGAGTGCATAGCAAGATAAACTGCCTCCGGAACACGGGTTTTAGTATTTTTACTATTCAATAGGACAACAATGCGTTGTCCTATTTTTGTATTCACTAGCATGACGATGCAACCACCGCTGGCTCGAATCCATCCTGTTTTGCTCACAACAAAATCATGTGTTGCAATCATTGGGTTTGTATTTCTAAATACTAAAACTTTCTTTTTCTTATGAATCTTTATTTCACTCATCTTGCTGGCTTCGACAATTTCTGTATAATTTTCTGCGGCACGTACTAACTTTATCAGATCGTACGCTGTGCTAGAATTCATTACACCTAAACCAGTTGGATCAATAAAACGACTATCTATCATACCCAAACTTTTTGCTTTATTATTCATAGCTGTAATACAACTTTGCCGACCGCCTGGATAATGTTTGCACAACTCTTCTGATGCACGATTATCGGAATGAACGATAGCCAATTGAATTAGCTCTTTTCTTGTGTATGGTTTTAAAAATTCATCTAAGTCTTGTCTAGCATCTAACACAACCATGACCGTCATTAGTTTGGTTATACTGGCAATGCTACGTTGTTGATACATGTTCTCACTTTGAATAACATGCCCGTCGGCATCTGCTACTAACCAACTAGTAGCAGTTATTTTCTCAGCCGATGCAGAAAAAGACAGGGATGCTAACAGTAAAAAAAATATATGTTTAATCATTATCTACAGATGCTAAAAGATTTAATGCCGTTGAGACTAAATTGACTTAGAAACTTTTCCATATCGTCGTTAACGCTAATCATTTTTGCTGGATACATAAACTTGTATTGTAGCATAAGCCATACATAATAGTCAAACCACCAGTCAACCGGAGTATAAATCATTTTTCGTGTGCGACAAATTCGCCATTCCAATTATCTGGAAGGTCTTGCTGTTTCATAAATTCGCAACGCTCAATCCAGATTTTGTAGTACTTGTCCATTTGTCCGCCAAATGTGCCTTTCATTTTCTTACACATTTCTGCGGCTTCGTCAAACTTCTTAGCCTTGTATAGAGATTGCATTTCGTTATACTTGACTAGGTCTTTACTCCAATCTTCACCGTTAGGTCTTAAGGCTGTATAGATTAAGTCTGCTACACTTTTGCCTTTTGGTTGTAAATTATCGATACACAAGTAAAAGAAATCGTCCTTGGTTCTATTGTAGGTTTCAGCACCAATAATACATAACACACCATAAGCCTTGCAACGTGCTTCTAAACGTGCGGCTGTTGAAACCATGTCACCTAAGATGTCATAACTATGTCTATCTGTGCTACCCATCTCACCAATAAAGCCTATACCTGTGTTACAACCCCAACCCATAGCCGCAGGTGGTAATCCCTGTGCTTCCATTTCTTTTGTATAAGCATCAACAGCGTCTAACATTTCAAGTCCAACAGCAACGATTGTACGAGCATGATTAGGATCTTCAATCGGAGCACCGTGTATGTGCATTGACGCATCTCCTACATACTTAATGACCATACCTTTGTTGTCCATGATTGGGCGGCTGATAGCGTCCATGTATCCATTCATATACTTGCCTAGGCCAGCAACGTCATCACCATAGTGTTCACCAATAGGAGTAAAGCCGCGCAAGTCACTGAACATAACACTTACGTCTTTGCGCACACCACGCTTGATCAAGTCTGGATCTTTCTGTAACATCTCTACTACTTCTTTTGAGCAGTAGCCAGCAAATTGTTTTTTGATTGCCTGCTTCTGTAAGAATTCACTTACAAACTTAACCCCATAAGTATGCAGAGCGACGAGAATAAGACCAGCCGTGCTTGCCGTCGCGTCTCCCAAGATTCTGAATTCACTGAAACCGTACCGACTAGCAACAACACAGGCAACGATCCCACTAACAGTTGTAAAAATACCGACATAGGTCCACCTCGATAATCCAATAATAATTAAACCTAATACTAACAAGGTTAGTATTTCCGCTCCATCGGCCCAATCAGGACGTTGGATTACTACACCGTTGGCCATTGTACCGATTACAGCCGCTTGCACTTCATGTGGCCATACTGCTCCTTTTGCTGTAGGTAATGGATTTCCTATACCTGCGGCGGTTGGTCCTACAATGACTATAGCACCTTCTAAATCTTTAGGCAATTTTAGTAAACTAAAACTGCGCGACTGCTGACTCCAGTCGATCCACACACGACCTAGTTGATCTGTTGTAATAGGACCAAATTTAGGAATACGCATTTTCTCAATGCCACCCTCAAACATTTTAACTTGTACTGTTGAATCACCTGCGGCAACACGTAGAGTTTCTAGACTTAGTGATGGATAAAGTTTGCCATCTACTGTAACCAGTAACGGCATACGACGATTGACACCGTCAACCTCTGGGAGTGTATTTGTAATACCGACACCAGCGGCATTATTTTCTAATACTGGAATATTAGCAATAAGTCCAGGATACTGGACTATTTGATCTGCGAATTCTGAATTAATTACTGCTGATCCCGGAACACGTGGAGTATTCTTTGTTTTTTGTGCAGGAGTAGAACTTAAAACTACTGGTGCTTCTTTTAGAGCTTGACCCAGCGCACTGTCGCCACCTGTACGGTCTGCTTCTGGCATGAGTACATTAAGTACAACAAGGCCAGCTCCCCTCTGATATAAATCTCGTACAATTTTAGCATATTCTGCTCTTGGTAGGGGCCACTGTCCATATTTATTTAAACTCTCTTCGTCAATATTTACAGTTACAATATTGTTAAAGGTAGGTTCTTTGGCTGTAATCAGTGTGTCAAAATAACGTAGTCTAACGCTTTCGACAAATGTAGGATCTGCAACACGTATGCCCACTACTAACGCTAAGGTTAATAGTGCAGTCCATGGGCTTAAAAGTATTTTTTTTACCATATAATATTTAATTAAATTGAATCACTTAAAAATTTAGAATCTTGGCCCACTCCGATAATACAGGCTATTTTTGAAGTCATTTGTAATAATGTCCAGAATCCAGTCTTCTCGTTAACAAATAAAGCAAATCTAGTATCGTCTACAGGATTACGTGCAGTCCATACAGGCTTTTCATTGTAGTTTTCAGTAAGGCTTTTAATAAGAGTTTGTGTATCATCGCAAAGCACGGGTTTACGGCTTTCAAATGGTTCGGCATTTGCTAAAGAAACAGTCAAGCTAAGTAGTAACGCTGATAGTAAAGTACGCATAGCATACTCCTTAAAACTATATTTATTGCCTTACTACTGTGGTGCAACCTGCAGGATTTGTACAGCTCTGTATAATATTAAATGATTTGCCGCCAGTCTGTTGTAAATCGACATTAGCGGCGCCGCCGGAGTTTGTAAGATTAATGCTGGCGTTATTAGCAGTAGATCCGCTTTGAGTAACTGTAACTGTATGCCCATTACCTGTTAGCATATTTTCTAAATAATGATTGCCTGTACCTTCTTGTACTGCTGTTACAGAATTGTTGCTACCATTTACTGTAGTAAACATAATTTTATTTGCATTATCTTTTTGGTTAGTATTGACAATATTATTGCTACCGGTTATAGTAGTCTCTTTAAAATTACTGCTGGTACTATTATTTGATTGTTGTGTAGTAATATTATTATAGGCACCGTTAACATCTAATTTATGATAGTTAGTTCCAGTCTGTGTTAAATTAATATTATTACTGCCGGACCCCGCGATAGTAGCTTCGGTTGTATTTTTGCCAGCTGATGTAGTCTGTGTCACAGTTACATTGTTAGCATTTCCGCTGACCTGATCAATGTACAAATAATTGTTTGAATTTTGACTAGAACCGTTGTTCCAGTTATTAATTCTTCCTTGCTGTTGCGGTGTTGGCATAACACTGCCTGCACCACTGTTAATAACTTCTTGGCCAGTACCGTTGGTCATTGTGATTGTTCCGCCCTCAACGACTGGTCCTAGGTTAACAGTAGATCCAGTAATGTTAACCACAGAGGAATTAGAATACACAACTCCTGTTGTATCCACAGTATAGGTAGGAATAGTACCTGTAGTAAATGCACTATTAGATATAGTTCTTAGGCCGTCGCCGTAATCCCAATAAAATGTGTTACCAAATCCGCCTTCTGTATTCCAATACCATGCTTCAATATTATATGTTTGTCCTGCTACAACATCCATCCAACCACTGCTAGTATAACCAAATATAGCCTGATATCGAACAGTTTCATTTTGATTGATGACAGTATTTCCATTTATACGTAAAACAAATCCGTCATCGGTGTTGTTGTAAAAATACAATCTGTAAACAGTTCCTGCAGGCTTTGATGAAGTTATTGGTGCTGTTATAGTTCCCGAGTATCTAATAACTGTACCATCGTTAGATCCAAACCAACTGTTGTCGTTGTTTGGTAAATCAGAATTGGTTGCAATAAAAATGCCGTTACTAGTAACCCCACTGTTTACTGTGTTGCCATAGTCCGATATATTAGTAGACGGTGTTCTGTAAGTGAAGTTCCAAGTACATATTCCGAGGAAACAATTATAATTTTTGGGATCATATCTCCATACTTGAAAATTAAGACCTCGCTGTATGGTTTGAGAGGATGTTACAGCAGTACCGTTTGATTCAATAGTTGTTCCAGATACGCCTGTTGTTGTAACAGTATTAATAGGTGTGTTAATAGTTGTTAGTGTATTTCCAACAATAGTATTAGTTGTCACTGTGCTAGATACCTTTGTCTGATATAGTGATTCTGTACCATTACTGCTTGTACTAGTTCCGTCGCTATAAGTTGTAGTAGTTACAGGTGTACGATAAACATAAGTTGTATTACCACTTGTTACTGTTCTTGTTGTATAGGTTGTAGTTGTACCTGTTACAGTAACTACTGGAGCACTAGGTTGTGCTGTTTGACCGGACGTTAAAGGTGTTGTACTTGCCCACGTATAATTAGACAAGTCGGTTGATGATACAGAAGTATCCATATTTGGAAAGGACGCACTAGCTCCGTAACTATAACCTTGCGCTGTACTAATGACATTACCAAAAAAACCTGAACCTATATAAAATATAGCGCCATTTCCCAAAGCAGTAATATCGCCATAGTCATGAACAACTTTTGCCAAGGTTCCGTTGCTGTTATATAAACCTAATCCATATTGACCGGGATTAGTTGTACTAGGAAAGAATTGAAAATATTGTCCGCTAGATACTGTAACAGTTTGAAAGTTTTTATCATACGGTGCTATAAAATTACTGGCATATAATGTTGTTCCACTCCAATAATACTGCACATCAAAAATTTGGTTGACGCCAAATTTACCGTCGGTGATGGCTGCAAAAGCATTTGAACACATCAGCGTGAGAAGAAATAAAATTCGTTTTATCATTTTTGTATTAAGGTAATAATAGTATTACCTCCCTGATTAACACGATTTTTAAATTCTAAACTACCCTGTTGTTGATAGATTGTTGAGTTTTGTGTTAATGGAGTGGTTACGCATTGTACATCTGCACCATTATCTCTACACAAAGTTATGTTAGGGTCCTCTTTAACAACAACTATACCGGACGATTTTTTATAGTCCGGTAATACCGGATCAACTGGTTCTAGAAATTTTTCATCTAGTGCATTTCCTATTATGTCAAATAGGCTAGCAAGGAACGCACTATCTAAAAAGTTTTGTTGTAATTTATTTTCATAGAAAGTATTGGCCTGCATGTCTAAGAAATTCTCAAGGCCTTTTTCTTTTAAAAAATCAAAATCTAACGGATTAAACATCTTTTGTTGTTCTTGTACAGCACGTTTGATCTCTGCCGGAGGACTAACAATCAACAGATTACTGATAGCCATCTCACTTAGATTTAAAACTTTAGGTGGTGTAGGTGGGTGACTTCTACTAGTTACTTTAGTGACTTGGAACGGCTGATTTAATATTACTGTACCCATTTCGTTACTGACTTCAATTGTTCCAGTTTTACAACTGGCTTCTATATCTTTCACTGTACGAGTCGGGCGATCATTTGGACAACTTGGCAATAAAACAATAGTACTAGCACCAAGTTCGTCAACTGTAGCTGTAAAGTCTGTACCTCGAACTGCTACTGTAGCAGTGGGCGTATTAAGGGCAACATTCTGTGGACTGTTTTTGGCTATTTGTCCGCTGGCATAACGAACAGTACCGAGTGCAATTTTAGCACCTAGCTTTCCACTTTTACTCTTGGGGTCATACACAAAATCGTCAATTACAAGTTTACTATTTTCGTTTACCTGTACTTTTGTATCATCTTCAAAGGTTATTCCGACTTTTCCCTGTAGAGTCTTGATAGCATCGTTCATCTCTACGCCAGTCCCTTTGGATCCCGTTAGTGTCGAATTCTGCCTGGTTATACTGGGAGGAGTATTTACTAGTTCCGTTACCTTTCCTATCGCGGCGTCGGCTTTCCACGATATACTCAGCAACGGAACGCATAGTATTACCATCCATAGTTTCATGCAACCCTCTTAGTTTTTCTGTAAAATTGTATATGTATTTCCTGATCCACTAATTGCAAGATTTGTTAAATTACTAACAGTACCTTGCTGTGTTACACCGATAGTATTTGAACTTCCAGTTACTGCCATAGTTGTATGATGCCCTGTACCAGCACCACCTGTTTGTGATAGTGTGATACCGTTACTACTGCCGGTTACTGTTATACTAGCATAATGATCAAACAATCCAGTCTGTGTTACATCTGTAGTGTTGCCTGACCCGTTAACATTAACTATTACTTGTGCGCCGGTAGAACCGTATGCGCTCTGTGTTATGTTAGTAGTATTTGTTGCGCCAGTTGTAGTTACACTAACTTGACCCTTATTGCCAGTCATGTTAAGTGTTGTTGAATTGCCGCCACCTAGTGTATTGCTTACTGTTGCTACAGTTTCGTCTGCATTGATAGTTCCTGTGAAGCTATTGTTTGCGCCGCCTGACTGTGTAACTGATAGATTGTTACTTGTGCCTGTCATGTTTAATGTAGTAGTTGCTCCACCACCTGCTTGTGTAATACCTACTACATTTCCGCTTGCTGTGCCCAAGCCGTTGTTATTAATATTGATATAACCTGTATTTCCGCCGCCACTAACTACATAGTTTAAGTTAACACCGACATTAGCATAGCCAGAAACTGTTCCGCCTTGTGTACTATTAACACCTAAAGATAATACGTTTGTCGCACCAGTTTGCTCAATATTGATTGTCTGTGCGTTTCCTGTTAACTTTGCTGGATCTGTAGTGCCGCCAGCATTACCGTTTGTTAAAATACCTTTTACTTTGTTTCCAGATCCGTCCTGTGTCATAGTAATAGTACTGTTATCACCCGACTGTTCTATGTAAATGCTGTTGTCAGCCGCGTGACCCAGTGTTGCCATTGCAGACAACACCAGAATAGTGAGTACTTTTCTCGACAACCCACCAGCGCCTGTTCTACTTGTTTCCATTTTTTTCTGCTCCTTGGTACTTTATTATTTTTATAAGTGTACCATATTATTTTACTGCGTCTTTCGCTATCCACCCTTTCTTGCCGTTCTCTAATTCAATGTATAAAAGAACACCTTCTTCTTTTACTACTTTTACTACTTGACCGGATTCAAGAACGGCAATAATTGTTGAACCCGATTTACTACTTTCTCTTACGTTACTCTTACCCTTTGAAGTTACTGTTTTTTCTTTTGTATCTTCGACGGGCTTGTTCTCAACTTTGTTTCCTTCAGGGCCTTTTCCGTCATTGGACTGCTGTAGTGCGGTTGCAGGCCCGGAGGTTCCTTGGGATGGCGTAACGGTTTGTGATTGAACCAACTCATCTCGTTTCTCCTCAGGTTTTTTGATTTCTGATGAAATCACAGGTTGCTTAGATTCTTCTTTTGCCGGAACAGCTGGTGGCAATGGTGCTTGTGCTTCTTGTTGAAGTTTAAAACCCCAGATACCTTTACGCTGTCCTTCTTTGATTAATTCAACAACTGCCATTTCTGTAGCAGCCTTAACTGCGTATGTTCCTGGCTCATTGATATTCATACCTGCTTCTGCTTCAAAAGCCTTTGTTCCAGCATCATAAAATTTTAATGCTGTTACACTATCTGCAGAACTTAAAATAGTTTTTTGTACTGTAACGCTGGCCAACACTTTGCCGGTATTTACGCTAACTGCTCGTAAACTGACAGTAACTGTGTCTGTACTCCACTGTGTTTGTTTTCCGATACCGAAAATTCGTTGTCCGATACCGCCGCTGGTCGTGCTTTGATCGTAACCAACTATGCCACCTTCAAGAATGATGCCTGCAAACTGCATCGGTAATAAAGGTCTAGCATCTTTACCCTCATATGCTTCTCTCATCTGGCGAATAATTAATCGCTCTTTAGTTAAATTATCAATACCAACACGTTCGACAACTTCAAACCATTCTCCACGTCCAACATTTTGTAGAGCTTGGATTAAGAATGTTTCTGCACCTTGCGTAACTGCGGTTGATAGGCTAGCGATATTACTCTGTGGTCTACGTTGACCTGTTTTATCTGTAAAACTGTAAACTGCTACACTTAATGGTTTTCCGGCTTGTGGTCCGGGAATAGTGTCAAACTCTTTCTTGACTCCTTTCATTTGTGTAGTGACTTCAGGTTCTCTATCCAATACTCCGGTTGCCTGCATCATAGCACAACCAGAAAGCATACTCAATACTGCTAGGGATAATATCGTTTTTTTCATGATTTAGTTCCCTGGCATTTGGAATGACTGTAATGGCACATAGACACAACTCATTCCAGTGTCTGTACATGCGGCCGTACTTGGATTAGTAGCAGTAGGATCTGCAATTTTCATCATTATGCAATATCCGTACGCAGTGGAACAGTTTGCATCATCTGCACTACTAACTCTATTCCAACTAATGAAGTTTCCTTGGAAGTCAATACTTCCAGTGCAATTTGTGTTTGTACTTGCGGTACAATTATTATTAGCAAACATAGCAGTTGCTACGTTTTGGCTAATCTGTGCATAGATACGTGATTCTAAATTACTGACAAATTTAGCTAAGTTTGTATTTTTCTTATCGGCGGCTGCTTTGTCGATTTCTGCTTGTAATTTGTCTGCACGTTCTTTTTGTCGTGTTCTTTCTTGATTTTCAATCGTTAATACGTGACTACTATAACCAACACCATTGAAGGAAGGACTCTTAAACTGAAAGTCACCCAATGGAGCGGCTACTGCCACAACTGGCAATATGAATAACGCTATTATTTTTGGTAGTTTGGACATTGGTTCGCTCCCGGTATCCTGTATTATATTTACTACCGGGGAGGAACTTATTAAGCGACAATATTATGTTGCTATACCTGCATTCTTTTTTACTGTATCAAGTTCGTCTGGTTCTGCAGGTTCTTGTGGAATAATTTGTGGTTGATCTTGTTGTGGTTGAACTGCTGTAGGTGTTGTATTGCTAGGTGGTAAACTTGGAGTAAGTTTAGTCTTGGCCTGCATAACTGTTAATTCTGATAATAACGGTTCCATAGTAATGGAATTCCAAATCTTTTTATTATCACCAGTAGCATGATATCCCATCTTAACTAAACTTTTACCTGAGTTTTTATCGAAGATGTTTATTTCAGGTCTTGGCTCTCCGTTGTTACTTACACCTTCTCTATAGGAAACAGTTAGGTCAATATTACCTGCAACTAATTTTTGCATTAGACCCTTAAAATTGTGTACTGTACTGATGCCTTTTTTTCCTAGTTGCACAAGACGAACTGTGTCATCACCTTTTGTAGCATGATGTACAATTACTGATGCTATTCGAGATATAACTCCAGCTTCGTCTCTAGCGTCAAATCCTGCTAATTGTTCTTTTAGTTGACGAGTTGCTTCTTTATAGGCCTTAGTCCAAAAGGCTACTTTAGTGGTTGGAGTCCTTTTTGGTGTATCGATAGTAACACCAAGAGGTCCGAAAAAGTTTACAGTACTTTGCCATATCCCCTTACTGCTTTTAACATCAGATGTTATTGATCCTGCGCCTTGTTGTCCAAATTGACTACTACCTGCTTTTAAACTAATCTTGAGATTTTTCAAAGGTCTAACTTCACCGTTGGCTGTTCTCACAAACGCTTCGATGTCTGTCTTTTTGCCTTTTTGATCACTCATTCCGTCGCTTTGGACCCAGATAGCATCAACCTTTCCATTCTTATAAAAGTAGTCTGCGTATTTGTCTATCTGTCCGCTATTAGCATAATGAACAGCACTAGGTAACAAGGGACTATATGTTTCCCAGAAACTAGGAGACTGCATAAACACTTTTGTAGGTTCACGGACTGCTACTGTAAATTTAATAATGTCAGCAATTTTACTATTCTTATCAGCTACTGTATATGTACTATTTCCTTGGCTGATTGCTTTATTAAGACAATCAATCACGTCTTTATCTGTAATGTCTTCTATACTATTGCTACCGCGCTTGATTAGTTTAGCCACGACAGCCGCACTTAAAACAGGCTCTGAGAGATCTCCTACATTCCCTTCTGTACTGCCTTTTTGTCCTGGGGCATGTACTAGACCGCTTTGTATGCTATTATCGGTTCCAACAATATCTATGTATGTTTTATTTGGACGTTTGAAACTTCTAACAACGCTGCCAGTCCCAAATTGTATTTTAGGAGTTCTTGCAGGAGAACTTTTAATCCATTCTAAATCTTCGCTGGGATCAAAATCAGGTACTATCTTTTTAATAGCAGTTAATAGGGACTTGCCCTTCGCTGACGATGCTCCTACACGAACTTTGTGTCCGTAGGAATACTTGTCTTTTCTGGTAAAAATGCTGGCTTCGCCGATAATTTCAAAGGTCTTCATACGAATATTTATCGTATTTCTGGGAACAGACAATCCTGGATAAAAACACGTACATCTTCCTCGTCTAAACCTAAACTTGTCATAACACGGGGTGTATGGGGGTTTTGTTTTTGATTTTGTGCGTAATAGTTCTGTTCAAAAGTAGTGTCTGCAACCATATTATTAGTTTGACCCACAGTTTCTAGGTAGTGTTCAATACCCTTTTCAGCCATAGCAAATATCTGATCTAGTTCTGTTTCATCTTGCACATTGCCTGCGGCAACCATGCTAGGACTAAAAATACGTTTTGCCCAATCAGGAAGCTCACGTTCTCTGCGCCATTCTAGTTTCGATGCTTCATTAGCGAACCAATCACACATAGGATGTTCTTTATCAGAGGTAGGACTATAATCGTAAAAACAGCCAGTGATCTTACGAGCACCGGCAATAACATCAAAACCAAATATAGGAGCAGGATTGTGTATATGTGGGAAGATGCAACAGTGCATCATCCACAGTCCTTTTGTTTCTCGGGCATCTACTACATCAACGTGGGCTCTTCGATAATTACCTGATGACCATACACGATTAACCCATCCTGGTTGATTAAATCGATTCATTCCAGGTTCGAATACTTCTATTCCAGTATCGTTAAATGATTTTTCTAAGAGATGCTGGATACTGATCAATGTATCCCAAACTTTACTCTGCTGGTTGTTCAACATCAACGATTTCCATCATCTGTTCGAAGGTCTTAGCGGCAAAGTCAAAGCATACCTTTGCTTCTTCTGCTAGACTGTCATCAAGTTTGGTACGGATTATTTCTTTAATTTTTTCAGGTTCGTCGCCAAACTGATAATACTTACCTTGGCCCGGAACACGTTTAGCAATCATCTGTCCGCCGCTAAGGTCTCCCATATGGCGAACATAGATATGAGCCATTAGTTTGTTAGGATCGTTTTTGATGCTTAGAATATACTTTAAGTATTCGTCAACTACGGGAAAGATTTTAGGTTGACCATAGTCTTCTTTCCATAGCTCTAGAAAATCTTCTAGGATAGCCGGTGCTCTACGAATCTCAGGAATATCTTGGAATAGACCGTGCGGCATAGCACACACTTCTAACACTTCGTACATAAGATGTTGATTCTTGAGATATGTTGCGTAGATCTTAGGATCAACGTGTCCGGAAAATAAGACTTTAACAAAAGGCCTAGTTTCTGCTCTTCGATGTTGTTCCCAAGTTAGTTCTTTTAAACTCATTCTTCCTCCAACTTAATTTGTAAAGGAAACCCGTTACTTCTAGCTTGGTTAGTTGCTTCAACTGCTTTCGCTTCGGCAATCTCAAAACTGTAAACTCCGGCGATACCGCTACCTGTTTCGTGTACAGTTAGCATAATCTCTTGAGCACTATCTATTGAGTGTCTAAATATTTCCATTAATATGGAAATAACAAACTCCATAGGAGTCGAGTCATCATTAAGAAGTATAACCTTCCAACGCTTAGGTTCGCTTACAGTAACCTTAATCTTTTCATCTAGTTGGATATCTGTGCTAGGCATGTCTTTCTCTTTTTTTTAAGTAATGGGGGAGTTTCCTCCCCCGGGTTTCAAAACTTATTTAATCTCGATAGTACGAGGCTTTAGTGCTTCTGGAATAATACGCTCTATTTGTATCTTGAGCATACCGTCCTTAACTTCTGCACCCTTAACTTCCATATACTCTGCAAGAGTAAATGTTTGTTCAAAATCACGAGCCGCTAATCCACGATGCAAGTATTCTTTAGTTTCGTCTACATCGATAGACTTAGTGCCTGAGATCATTAGTTGATCTTGGTCAACTTCGACTGTAATTTCCTCTTTGGTAAATCCTGCAACAGCAACCTCAATGCCATATTCATTTTCAGTATACTTTACAATGTTGTATGGGGGGTAGTTGCCGTTTGCGTGTGCATTGAAGAATCGATCATTGAAAATACGATCAAATCCAACAAGTGCTTTGTTTAATTGTGCTAGTGCTTGTGTGTCAATAGTTCTTAATTGTGTCATTTTATATCTCCTTTAATTAAGCAAGATTAGTGTAGGGCCCGACCATCGGCACCCTACATTTTTATTATAAGACTGTTAGTCTTTTTTATCAACCTCTTTGAACTCCGCATCTACGGTTTGTTCGCCTTGGGTTGTTTGGCTTTGAGCGGCAGACTCAGAGGCTTGCTTTTTGGCAAACACTGGACTAGCCGATTCAAATAGTTTTTGTACTGCGGTGTCGATCGCAGACTTATCTTCGCCTTTGATAGCATCCTCGACTGCTGTTTTTGCAGTTTCAAATAAAGACTTTTCTTCGTCTGACAATTGATCCTTGTAAGTATCAAAATCTTTGTTAATCGAATGAACAGCACCTTCTGCTTGGTTGCGAGCTTCAATAAGTTCCTTAGCCTTCTTATCAGCTTCGGCATTTTCTTCTGCCTCTCGAACCATACGTTGTATTTCTGCTTCTGAAAGTCCTGAATCCGATTTAATAGTAATTTTATTTTCTTTACCAGTCGACTTGTCCTTAGCACTGATGTTCATGATACCGTTCGCGTCAATGTCAAAAGTAACTTCGATCTGGGGCATGCCGCGTGGAGCAGGATTAATACCGTCTAATTTAAATTCGCCAAGTGTTTTATTGTATTTGAATAACTCACGTTCGCCTTGTGCTACTTTAATATCAACAGCTGGTTGATTATCTTCTGCTGTTGAGAATGTTTGACTGGCCTTAGTTGGGATTGTTGTGTTCTTTTGAATCAACTTAGTAAACACACCTCCCATTGTTTCGATGCCTAGAGATAATGGAGTAACGTCTAGCAATAGAACGTCTGTCTTATCTCCTCCCAACACCGCACCTTGGATGGCAGCACCGGCAGCAACGGCCTCGTCTGGATTGACGTCTTTACGTGGAGCCTTACTAAACAGTTTCTCAACTGCTTCCTGTACTTTAGGCATACGTGTTTGACCACCGACAAGGATAACTTCATCAATGTCGCTTGCGCCTACACCCGCATCTTTTAGTGCTTGTTTACAAGGATCGATAGACCGCTGGATTAGATCTTCGACCATTGATTCAAACTTAGCACGGGTAATAGTAACATTCATGTGCTTAGGCCCAGATGAGTCGGCTGTAATATAAGGTAAATTTACTGCTGTTGATTGTGTGCTTGACAATTCAATCTTAGCTTTTTCTGCGGCATCTTTTAGACGCTGTAATGCCAACATGTCTGTCTTTAGATCAATACCATTTTCTTTCTTAAACACTTCAACAAGATGATCCATAATACGTTGGTCAAAGTCTTCGCCGCCTAGGAATGTATCGCCATTAGTTGACAACACTTCGATTTGTTTATCGCCTTCGACGTTGGCAATTTCAATAATACTGATGTCGAATGTACCGCCACCGAGGTCATATACAGCAACCTTGCGGTCTTTCTTATCTTGTTTATCAACACCGTAGGCTAGAGCAGCCGCAGTTGGTTCGTTGATAATACGTAATACTTCCAAACCTGCAATCTTACCTGCATCTTTAGTTGCTTGTCTTTGACTGTCGTTAAAATATGCAGGAACTGTGATGACAGCTTTTGTGACTGCTGTACCAAGATAGTCTTCAGCAGTCTTTTTCATCTTGCGTAGAACTTCTGCGCTAACCTGTGGAGGTGCAAGTTCTTTATCTTGTGCCTTGATCCAAGCATCACCGTTCTTTGCTTCTGTAATTTCATAAGGCATTAAATCAATATCCTTCTGAACTTCTTTTTCAGAAAACTTACGGCCAATTAAACGCTTGGCGGCATAGATTGTATTTTTTGGGTTTGTGACTGCTTGTCGTTTTGCTGTTGCACCTACTAAAATTTCTTCTGGTGTGTACGCAACAATTGATGGTGTTGTACGGGCGCCTTCTGAGTTTTCAATAACTTTAGCTACACCGTTTTCTAGGATGGCTACGCAACTATTTGTGGTGCCAAGGTCAATACCTATGATTTTGCTCATATCTGTTCTCCTTATGTTAAGCAAGAATATTGTAGAACCCTATTGGCGTCCTACAATATTATTTATACCTGTTTTTCAAAAATATTATTATACTGGGTGTTTACTCTAACGAATGTAGTACACTTAGATAACTGCTTTAGAGTCGGAGCACCGACGTATGTACATGTACTACGTAACCCTCCTAGGATATCTAGTACAGTATCTTCTACAGGGCCTTTGTATTTTACCTGTACAGTACGGCCTTCACTGCTACGATAACTAGCAACACCGCCGTGATGTTTGTCCATAGCAGTATCAGAGCTCATACCGTAAAATGTAACCTTACCGTCTTTGACTTCACCGCCACCTTCATCATGCCCAGCTAGCATGCCGCCTAGCATTACAAAGTCCGCACCAGCCCCGAAAGCCTTAGCAACATCACCAGGGCAAACACATCCGCCGTCAGCAATAATATGCCCGCCAAGACCATGAGCGGCATCGGCACACTCAATAATAGCACTAAGCTGTGGGTAGCCCACACCAGTTTGGATACGAGTAGTACAAACGCTACCAGGGCCAATGCCCACTTTAACAATGTCCGCGCCACGTAAAATTAACTCCTGTGTCATGTCTCCGGTAACCACATTACCGGCAATAATAGTTTTATCTGGATGTTTAGTTCTAACACGTTCAACAAAATCGCCAAAGTGTTCACTATAACCATTTGCAACATCTATACAAATAAATTTTATTGTCGGTAAAACACTTAAGGTGATATTTAATACTTCAAATGCTTTGTCGCCTGTGCCTGTAGAAACTGCCAGATATTCTTCATTCAGATCATTAATGTGATCAAACCAGTCTCTTACTTCAAGACTTTTAACTAGACAAGTAAACATATTATGATTTTGCAATGACTTGGCCATAGCAAATGTGCCTACGCCGTCCATGTTACTGGCCATGATAGGCACACCGATCCATTCTTGTTGACTGTGTCTAAATTTATATTTTCGATTAAGCTCAACATGCTGTCTACTTGCGAGCTTACTACGTTTCGGGCGAATTAAAACATCTTTAAAATCTAAAAGAATTTCATTTTCAATACGCATTTTTTATCTTTCATTTGAAAAGGGCGAGATCATTTTACCATCATAGGTAGTGCTTGATCTCAAAGCATTATACACATTTTGAATACCTACCGCCTGGTTCCATGCATCTTGTAGTGCGTGGTGTGCGGTTACTGGGGGTCGATGTGGATTGATTCCAAGATCGAATGCTGTACGAACATCTCGAACTTGCCAGAAACTCCAAGGAACTGCTTTGTTTAATCTCTTAAACACATTTTCACAAATGACTATGTCAAAGCCTGCACCATTTGACCAAACACGTTTCGCACCCCAACAGAATTTGTACAGTTGATCGAATGCTGTTCGAATATGTACTCGATCTTTTCCTTCTCCGAACGCCTCGTCTTGTGCTTCCTTGCTCTGGTTTGACCACCATGCGATGGTATCATCATTTACAGCCAATCCTAGATCGTGACAGCTATCAAGGTCGACTCGAACATAGAAGCTTTCCATTTGAGGTTCTTGAAGATCTTTACCAAAAGGATCAAACTTAACTGCTCCTATGGTAAGAATGGCGGCATCGTTTGATGTCGCCAAAGTTTCTAAGTCAATCATTACATCTGTATTAGCCATATACTCTTTCGTTATTTGAGAGTATATATTTTAACACGAAATGTTATTGATGTCAATACATTTTTGGTGGTAATTGCTCTTTTTGGAGTTTCTTTTTCCAACGGGCTTTCGCGGCACCCTTGGCACGTTTACGAGCAGTAGTTGGTTTCTCGTAAAACTCTTTTTTACGCAGGTCGTCTAGAATACCTGCGTCTTCAACCTTACGCTTAAATCTTTTAAGTGCTTGATTTATGTTTTCGTGATCTTTTACGATAACACCTGTACCTTTACTCTTCTGAATCATTATCATCCTCTTCTGTAAATTGTTCAACTATTCCGTCCAAATCCCAAATTCTATTTTTACTAATCAAATTATAAGGAGTTGTTTCGTCTAATGTTATATAGTGTGAGTTTGGTTTTGCCAACATAAAAGTGATAAAACTTTTAGTAATCGGATCGCAGTTATCGACATCGATAATCACTACGTCAACTTGTTGGCTAACACTTAACATCCATGCTATATCATCGTCATTATGATCGTATATAAAAATGTTGAGATCATCTAAACACTTACTAAGAATAGTTTGAAATTGCTGTTTAACTGCATTCGAAGGTTTAACTAACAGATAGCTTAAATTGTCATTAAAAAGTTTATCCGGCGGTGTTATTACCGTTATTTTTCCTAAGTTCATATATCCTACTTACAAATTCTTTTAATCTTTCAGGGCTATAGTTTGCAAACTTAGGCCCTTTTGTTTTTGTTTCTTCTACAAACTCGTACAGAGCAGGATCTGTGTATCTGTCGATGATTAGATCGTTAAAATTATCCAATCCATAAAGCCTATATAATTCGTCCTTAGGTTTAACTGTGTTGCCTATTCTTGACCAAATTGAATTTTCACTTTGTTCAGCGTTTTGTACATATCCTGTTACGATCTGTTCTTGACTTGTATCTTGCCTGTCTCGTCTTTGGTCATGTAAGTTTTTTTTTTAGATTCTTCTTCTACTGCCTTTTCTGCCTCTTCGATCATTTTGTTCCATTGTTCAACTGGCATAGGTGTCTCTTCTAATTGAGCTACTTTTTCCTGAATACGGTCTTCAGCTCTTTTTAGATAGTCTGGTTCTAGATTGACTTCCTCTGCTGGTTTCTGCTGTTCTTCTTGCGCTGTTTGTTCACCCCCTTGGTCAGTCACAAGCTCGGTTGCTGGAACTTCTTTTTTCTCTTCTTCCCAAGGTTTACCTTCGGGATAAAGATCTTTTTCATCCGCTAGAAACTTAAAATCATCTTCTTTTTCTTTAACTGGAAATGGCCACGGACTGTGTACATGTCCTGTATCTTCAGGCTCTGGCTCTTTAAAATTATCTATTTCATATAGGTCACTGGCCATTTCTTCTGTCTTTTGTTCTCTAGCCCATTGGAATGTCATTTGTGCGGCCAGCAACATAATAACTGCTAACGGATCAAAAACAAAAACAATAACGATAATAACCCAGGTTACTGCTTTTTCTAAAAGATTGGCATCTGGATTATCTCCATAAATCAATTTAGCAATATACTTGATAGGACCAACTTCTGCTTCTACTTTACGAAGATCTTTAGCGATAGGAGCACGTTCTTCGTTAAGTGCGGCAATGGCTTTTTGTGCCTTAGCAATATCGTTCTGTAGGTTGGTGCGTTCACGTGCTTGATTTCGACGAAGTGCGGCGGCTTTGTCTGCACCTTTTTCATCAGTTGAACGAGCCATTGTCTGATCGACAGCTTCGTCCATCTGACGTAATGCTTTACGAGCGGCTTCAATATTATCTTTTTGAGTTTTTATTTTCTCGTCAAGTATAGCCACCTTGTCAACGACATCACCACTGACAATACTTTGATCTAAATGTGCTTTACTTAAAAAACCAAAGATACCCATAGATGTAATGAACATTAACACAACCACAGCAATGGTCATGTAGGTTTTCATTAATCGGGGCACACGTTCCCAATTGGCTTTAAGCCAACTGGCACAGACTAGTTTGGCTACTTCTAATGCACTTCCCATGATATAGATGGGAATAGCAGCCGCGGCAAAGATAGCAGCCAAACCTACTACGGAGTAGTAGATTGCGACTGCTGAAATTGTTAAACCAGTTAGAAGTAGTAACCAGGCTAGGATCATTGATTACCTATTATTCTGCATCGCCGCTGGCGTCTGCGGTAGTTAACTCGGTGCCGTCAATTAGTGTAACAGCCACAGTACCAAGGGTCTGAGTTGCTGTAGCACCAGTATGGGTAACTGTGATAGGTAATTGCTTGTCTTGACCAGTAGTACCATCATACACTCGAGCATTGGCTGTTGTTGATACACGAATTGCTTTGGCAACTTCGTTTTTAAGATAAAGTGCTTTGGTAGTAATACTTCCGCCGGCAATGTCAGTTCCAGAAGTAGGAATGAACGCATCGCGATCGTACTTAACAGTAAATGCCAATGTTGTAGCCTGTGCATCACCGTTAGACTCGTCGCTGTCTAATTCAATATCTAAAATCTGGCAATCTGCTATTCCTGAAAGAGCGTTAACGATGTTACGGAAACGCATATTTCCTCTTGCACGGGCTTGTCCTTTAGCTAGGGTAGTTGGCAAGTTAGCAGTTGAAAAACTGTCAGAACTATTAGGTGTTACGCCACCGTTATCGTCGCTGTCAGCTGTTGGGTAATAGGTTGTGTTTGTCATTGTTAGCACAACTCTGTAAAAACCAGGTGCTAGTTGGTTTGAGTCTTGTTGAAATCCTGATGGCATAATATGCTCCTAAGTTATCTAATATTTATCAGCAAAACGCCCTTAAAAACAATTATAGCTTTTAAGGGCGTATATAGCAATTTATTTGAAGAAAATAAGTGCCATCATAACTGCTTGGATGATAAAACCAAATCCAATCGTTACTACATTTAACATATCTTTCTGAACTGCGGCCTTAATGAACATCAAACTAAGACCGGCCCAAACTAGTAAAACTAGATCAACAGCAGGTAGTCTATCAGTTAGGCCACTCATAACAGCTAGCATACTCGGAATAGTGCTGGCATGTAATACGATAGCCGCTAGCCATCCAAATGTTTCTGCAGAAATATGACTGATTTTTGTGCTGACAAACTCTTTGAGCTGATTAATATTGTCGATCATATACGTCTCTCTTTCTCTTTATAAAAAATGTGTTGTCCTATTACTCCTATCTTTTCCAACTGCCATCTTGGGTTGACATAGGTGGCATGATAATATAGAGCATCTTTGAGAATGTCCAATCGGAAGTTTTCCAAAAGAACTTTTTTAGCAACGGCATAACTTTCATTATAGGCCTCCTTGTTTATAGGTCTTGCTTTGTGTACTGAATCACATGCCCATGAGAATTGGCATACAACTTTTTCCATAATTACATTTTTTTGGTAAACAACGCCGCAGACGTCGTTACCGAATTTTCCAGAAGCTACACGGTTCATAGTAACCTGTGCGACAGCTACTTTACCTTCAAATGGCTCGTAGCCTGCTTCTCTATAGATATTGATTGCTAAACAGTCTAATTGTTTTTCTCGTGTCTTGATCGAAACAATGTCTTGACTGAAAAGACCATTGCGTTCTTTGAGAACAGCAAATTTTTGTGTAGTCAGTGTTTGTACCAAAAAGGCCACAGCTACAAATCCTATCATGCAGGATATAAATTTAATCGACTTTTCCATAAGTCCTCCTTTCACTTGGTGTTACGATATTTTGTAACATTACATTAAGGGAGTAAACTTCACGAGGCTCAATAAAAGAACCCTACTTTCGTGTAGTTGTCTCCATCGGACGCACAAGCTCATAACATTGTGTGCCTTTGGCGACCCTTGGCATCCCGAAAATACGGGTTTCTCATTAGCCAAGACCCGCCGGTTTGAGTCAGATATTTCGCTACCATATCAAACCAACTATCTTAGTTTCTTTGCGAAACGTATATTATATAGCCCATTGCACTAAAATTCCCAGAGAAAAAGGTAATTATCGGCGCATTTTGGCTATTGCTACTGCTTCTTCATCACTGAAGATTGGTACTGCATTACTTTTGTGCATAGTGCCAATGCCTTTGATCATTGTACCGGTATAGACCTTATCGGGGGCTTTAGTACAAGGACCCGCAGTAAATGGCAGGCTGTTAATTTTTGGTGTTTCTCTACGGTACGGCTCAACCTTAGGAGATTGGTAAGTACCAGACTCCATAGCACGTTTCCGTTTACGTTCTTCTTGTTCAATACCGTGACGCTTGAGCAGATCTTGCCAAGCATCGGCTTGTTCGCGGGCCTTACGAGCCTGCTCAGCATTTCGAAACTTCTGTTTGCCTTTTTTCTTGCCTGTGGTGCTGAGCCACGGACCTTCCAAATGCATACTCATAATTTCTCCAAAAATTTAATATACTTCTATTATACGATTTTTTTTGGATAGAGTCAAGTATATTATACTCGAAAAGATTCTCCACAGCCACAGCGATCACGTTCATTTGGATTAATGAATTCAAAACCTTCATTTAGTCCATTTTTTACCCAATCCATTGTTAGGCCGTTTAAGTAGGGAAGACTTTTAGCATCAACTAATACTACAAAGTTTGGCTGGGCGAAATTTGTAACTCCAACTTCTGGGTCGTATTTGTCTACATATTCTATAGTGTATGCTAAACCACTACATCCTGTAGTTTTGACTCCTAACCGAATACCGACACCCTTACCTCGTCGTTCAAGTAGTTGCTTGATTTTCTGTTGGGCTATGTCGGTTACGGTAATCATTGACTGCGGCTTTAATGGCGTCTTCTGCTAGGATACTACAATGTATTTTAACAGGAGGTAATGCTAATTCTTCTGCGATGGCTGAGTTTTTAATTGTTCCGGCTTCGTCGAGAGTTTTTCCTTTGAGCCACTCTGTGACAAGGCTCGAACTCGCGATAGCCGATCCACAGCCATACGTTTTAAATTTTGCATCTGTAATAATACCTGTATCATCATCCACCTTTATTTGTAATTTCATAACATCACCGCAAGCAGGGGCACCAACCATGCCGGTGCCTACTGTTGGATCATTTTTATCAAAACTGCCTACGTTACGTGGATTTTCGTAATGATCAATTACTTTATCACTATACGCCATACCAAACTCCTTGTTTGGTATTTATTACTTGCCGGTTGCTTCTTTACGAGCGTTTTTAACTGCTGTGACGTCGTTACGAACTTCTTTGCAAAGTTTGGCAAGTTCTTGTAGGTGTTTGCGAACACGGGTACCAGCCGCACCAACTTCTTTATCATAGAACTTTTCGAAATCGCTTTCCATTGCTTCTACGATTGCGGTAAATTCTGAATGTCTATTTTGAGCCATAATATTTCTCCTTGTCTAATAATTATGTCGACTAGGATAGCTTATAATAAAATGTGGTTTTAGTAAAGTTTTTTGGTTAGGCAAATACTTTTGTACTGCCACTTTGGACGTTTCCACCGCCGCTCATAGGATCGCTCTCTCTAGCAATGGCTTTATCATTGACTATGACTTTTGAGTTACCGGCTACTACAGTTTTGCCTTTAACATTAGCAGAAGTTACAAATGCTGTTTTGGCATCGTTAGTAATAACATTGACAGAACCAGAAACTAATAATGATCCAGCGGCAATATCTTTTCCTACTCGTGCTACACTATTCTTAGCCATAGTTTATGGCCCTGGTGGGATTGGAGTTGGATCTACTAGTAGAGCGCCGCGTGTAGTTGCTTTCTGCTCGGCAACGGTTTCTTTAATAGGAGGATCGGAAATTCCCAACCATCCCTTAAGAGTTCCCCAAGCACTTGTTGCGGCAGTTCCAATAAAGCTATTTGCAATAATGTTGTTAGCGGTTGTAGTAGTCCAAGCGACAGCACTTGTAATTTGCTCTTCGACCAGTGCTGAAGTTTTAACCTGTGCTTTAACTGTCAATGTATCTTGTACTGCTGATTGAATGCTAGTTTGTAAATCAGTAGGTAATACAACTGTCTTAGGTAATTCAGCTCTTTCAAGTGCCGCGTTTGTTGTTTGTTGCTGAAATTGGTTATTTTTAATTTGATCTGCAACTGCCAGCTGTTGTGTTGTTACACCAGCGGCAACGTTTGCACTAACTGATGCTAGTGCAGATTGTAATACCTGTACAGAAGCAGTTAATTTTTTCTGCTGATCGATAATTTCTGATAATAGAACAGTCATGTCATTGAGAGACTGTGCTTGCATACGAGCCACAGCCGCAGGACTTCCTGGTATTGCAGTCGCGGCTTTTCCAAAATTTAAATCTAAGTACGTAACAAAAGTTTCGTAAATTGCTAACTGTTGTACATTTTGTTCTTTGATTGCCGCGGCAATCGCCATTGCGGCTGTATCGCTGACTGCTACTGCCATAATATTTCTCCTGTGCTAGAGATATTTATGCTAGTTTTATACCAGTAGTTGCCTGTATAAATTGATCAGCAAAGCTCTTGTCTGTGGCTTCTACAACTGTAACTGTAGTTTTAAACAGTTTTACATCCTTTTCTGGATGTACAGTAAACAAGTAGGGCATCAATCCTGGGCCGTTTGCACCCATACCAATAACCATTGGACGACTTAATTTGTAGTAGGAAACTGCATCTTCTACTAGTTTAGCTACAATTTCCTCTCCGCTAGTTAGTTTAAGAGTAATTACTTCGCCTTCTGTTACACCTTTGTCTATTAGCATATTATACCTTTTGTAAATGTGTGCGTAGTTCTGTAAACCCGCCTATTAATTTATCATCTAAAAAAATCTGCGGTAAAGTTCTGGCTGTTGGAACTGCTTCTAGTAATTGTTCCTTGGTCCAATCTTTATTGATATTTCTTTCCTCGTACTCAATGTTCTTTGATGCGAGCAAGTTTTTGGCTTGAACACAAAAAGGACACTGATCCTTACTCCAAACTATTGCTTTCATAATTCCTCTTTAAATTGCTGGTAATTTATCGTAATCAATTACGTCACTCATAACACCAATGACATAATTCGTTGATTCGTTTTCTTGTAGTGCAGTTTGTTTTTTGCTAGTATCGCTATGTTTATTGAACCACGGAATCGGTGTTGTCTTTGATGCAGAATTCCAGTACTTGATTCCAATGTCTTTAAGAGCACCAACTGCTGTGTAGTCAACAAAATCTTTTAGAATATTTGCGTTAAGACCGATAACAGGTCCTTTCATAAACAAATAGTCTGCCCATGCTTTTTCTTCTGCAATGACATCCTTATATATCTGTAAGACTTCTTCTTGACATTCCTGTGCGGCCCTAGCAAAACGTGGATCTTCTTTAACTACTTGATTAATTAACCAAGCTGTCCAACCTTTGTGTAGTAGTTCGTCTTGTAGAATTAGGCTGATGATGTTGCCATTACCAATAAAGATCTTGTTCTCAACCATTGCTAGACTTGTAGCAAATGACACCATAAAGCGGAATGCTTCTAAGGCATAACTCGCATGTAAAGCGAGGTAAATGGCCTTGATATGAATCTCTTCAGGTACCACTTCGCCAAGCTCTTTCCTGCTGTTGATGATATGCAGGTCATCATAATAACGTCCAACACTTGATGCCATATCGACAATTTCTTTAGTGTCATGGATTGTATTGAATATGTCTTTTGGTACATTGTAAATATTCCGAATAATATGACTGTAACTACGGCTATGAATGTTAGTTTCAAAGAATGTCCAGTTGTAGACCAATGCTTCTAGTTCTGGAAGACTTACGACCGGAGTAAAGATTTGACTTGGGCCGCGACCTTGCAGACTGTCAAGAGCAGTTTGCCTAAGCAGGTTGCTAGTGAAGATATGTTTAACTGCATCTGATGCATCCTTAAAATCTTGTGCATCTTTGGTTAGACTAATCTCTTCTGGAACCCAAAAGAAACCCCTAGCTGTCTTTTCAAAGTCTGCAATCTTGTTATACTTTACTTCTTCAAATCGTTGAATGGTAACTGGGCCCGCTGGATCCAAAAACATTTTACGACTCAAGTAGTCAGTTTTTGTCTGTAAGTTATATTGTTGTTTGCTCATTAGTAATTTCCTGATGCAAGAACAATCTTGCAAATATGTTCTAATCGTTCTATATGTTCGTAGGCACGCCAAGGACTAGTATCGATAGCAACTACACCATGTCCTTTGATGCCTACTATATCAAATTTAATATTGCCATCACGATCTAATTGTAACTTCTCGTGACATTGATTTCCTAGTTCTTCGGAAATTGGGGGTACGTCACCTACATTCGGAGCAACTTTAGTGTACCGACTAAGCTCTGGAAAATATTGGCAGAGAGTATTCAATTCGATTCCGGCATGCATAGCCGCAACAGTATAAGTTGGATGCACATGAATCACTACCCGAACGTCGTCCTTGTGTTGTCCCATTTCTTTTTGTAATCCAAAATGTAATGGGATCTCTCCAGATGGTCTTAGTTTGGCGCTGATATCAGTATATTGTATATCTTCCCAACTGTAGTTAAATGCGGCACTACCTACACCACTATTAATAGTTCTCCAAATTTTAATTTTCTTGAACTGATCAGGTTGTAGTGTTTGCTTACGGACACCGCTAGGTGTAATATAAAAGTGATCACGGTCGTGGTGACGAATACTTACATTACCATCACGACTGGTAATCCAATTACGTTGATAAGCATCTTTAAGAACTTCACAAATAGTTTCTAACATTATAACTTACACGCCTCACAATCTTCTTCTACCATCTCGACATCGACACTATGCCCATTCATTCCAGCTGTGTGGTATCCGTTAACTTCCGATGCTACTTCGATTGCTTTACTGCCTGCTTTATTAATTAGGCTGTAGTAGAAAGTCTTAATACCCCATAGCTGTGCTTGCATTAAGTTCTTAGCAATCAGTGTAGTTGGTACTTTGCGCTCTGGGAAGTGTGCAGGATTATAGAATGTGTTTGTTGAGATACTTTGATCAACATAGACTTGGAGAACAGCCGCTGTTTTTAAATATCCTACACAGTCAGTTTGATCCCACATCAATTGATACTTGTTCTTTAGTTTATGATAATCCGGAACAACTTGTGTGAATGATCCTGCCTTAGACTCTTTAGTACTAATAAGGCTCATCGGCATTTCTATTCCATTTGTACTATTAATAACAACACTACTAGACTCAACTGGAGCAATAGCCATAAGTGTAGCATTTCGTACGCCATGTTCCTTCATCTCCTTACGTAGTGGTTCCCAGTCAAGCTCTGGTTTAAAGTTTGCTAGTTCGTTTACACCCTTAGCACGGATTTCCCATGGAAATATACCTTGACCATAGCGTGTCTTATCACTGTCTAAACATTTTCCACGTTCTTTAGCTAGTTCAACCGTTGCTTCTGTTAGATAATAGGCTTGATGCTCCATCCAGCTCTTAACTTCTGCTAGTGCATCTTTCTCACCATACTTATGACCTCGCTTGGCATGCCAGTAGGCTAGATTAGTTACGCCAATACCCAGTGGTTGAATTTCGTCGTTACTTAATTTAGATTGGATGCTAAGAAAGTCTTGGTAATCCAATATATTGCAAAGACTACGCTGAAGTATCCTGCAAGCACGACGCATATCTTCGGGATTACGGAACGCTCCCCAGTTGATGCTGCCAAGAGTACATAAAGCGATGCGGCCGGAAGGGTCATCGAGGCGCTTAAAACTACGAGTAGGTAAAAGTATTTCACAGCATAAGTTTGACTGATAGATAGTGTGGTACTCAGGATCAAATGGCCCTTGGTTCATGACATTATCAATGAACACCAGGTAGATGCGACCTGTATCAGTCCTCTCCTTTAAAATACCACCTTTAAATACATCTTCGGCATTCATCGACTTCTTACGAAGGCCGGCCTGCTTCTCATATTTGACATACAATTTTTCGAATAATTCGGTGTCTCTGTAAAAGGCTTCGTACAAGTCAGGCACTTCATTAGGATCAAAAAACGTAATGTTTTCTTTATTTTTGAAACGGCGCCAAAAGAATGCTGATAGCACCACTCCGTAGTCCATGTGACGCACACGAGTTTCTTCAGTTCCTTGATTGTTCTTAAGGACAATGAGGTCGTCAAACTGATGATGCCAAATAGGATAAAAGACTGTAGCACTAGCGTTACGTATTCCACCTTGACTGCAACTCCTTAAATCTCCAAACCATTTCTTTAGAAATGGGATCATACCAGTATGCATGATCTCACCACCTCTGATGGGGCTACCTAGTGGACGTAGACGCCCAATCTCCAAACCAATGCCAGCACGTTTGCTGGCATACTTGGCCATCATCTCACCAGAAGCAAATATGCTATCCAGATCGTCGTCACTGCGGATAAGAACACAACTAGAAAACTGTTTAGTAGGAGTCCCGAGGCCAGCCAACACAGGTGTAGCAAGAGTAAACAGACCATCTGAAGCACAGTTGTAGTACTCTTTGATGTAACGCATACGGGCCGCATTAGGTTCCTCTTTATGGAATACAGTCGCGGCCGCAACCATATAACGAACCTGTGGTGTTTCATAAATTTCCTTTGTCGCACGATTGCGTACCAAATATTTTTCAATCAACTGCTCAATAGCGGCGTACGAGTATGTTTCGTCTTTTTCGTGATCGATAAACTCGTCCATCTTATTCCAATCATCTTCTGAATACCAGTTTAGCAACTCCGGAGTATATAGACCAATGTCTACATTTCGTTTGACAATTTCGTATAGACGAGGAACTTGATAGTCTCCGTACACATCCTTTCGCAACATACTAAGACGTTGTTTGCCTGCTACATATTGATAATTGGTGTGCCCTACATCTGGATTATGTTCTACATCAATAAGATCAACGATTGCTCTAAGAGTTATTTCGTCGATTTCTCTAGTAGTAATTCCATCATAGAAATGTGGTTGACTCTTAATTTCTATCATTGATTGGCTAACGTCGGCAATACCACTGCATACTTTCGCTACCTGAGCTTGCCATTTTTCTACTGCTAGTGGTTCACGCTTTCCGGATCTTTTAATTACTGTAATGTTATTCATGTCTTTTACGCTCTTTGTGTATGGTTCTATATTGTTGTTTATTATGATTAGGAAGTATTTAGTGGCTCATACCGAACCAAAGAAATATCGTGGTTCTCAATGGTTTAAGCCTTGATTTTGCTTGATTTTGGAAAAAAAATTTTTCAACACGAACCTTATCAAAGATATAAAGTAAATTATATGCGTATTTTTTGATAAGGTCAAGAAAGATTGATTAGGATGGAAAATAATATTCCATCCAAACCAATTACATGATTGCAGTATATGAATATGTAAATGTGCCACTAGCCAAATCATTTACGACACGTAGGGCAACTGCTCGAGGAGTGTCTGTACCACCAAACACTGATCCATTTTCATTTAATAGAACTGCTGAGAATTCTAAGTCTAACGATGATTCTTCAGATACTCCGGTGATAACGTAATCGTCGGAAAGCTGGAGTTTGTTTTGACCGGTGGAATCACTTGCATCAACATCAACTAGTAATGATATTTTTCCTTTTCTAGTAAAAGTATTACTGTCTGCTTTGAAAACATAATCAATAACATAACTTATTGATCCACTAGCTGTCCCATTAGCACCTGTTGAGATTGGTAATACAGTAACCAATGATGGACTTGAAATCGGTCCAAGGTTTACTTGCCTTGTTGCATATGATGTATAGGTAACATTTCCTGCAACTTCTGGAATATATGGTATCAACGACAGGTCTCCAACTAGTGTTGGATGGGTGCTTGAATTAAATGTTCCAGTCATATTTCCTGTAGAAACAGTTAATGATCTTTGTGGGCCGCCTAAAGTGTTGCTAATCGAAAACGTATTATCATCAACAATATTTTGAACATAATATGTTGTTCCAGAAGTAACACCACCTAAGTTGCTGTTAAATGTAATAGGTGTTCCTACTACTAATACATCCGTTGACTGGCTCGATTCAATAGTAAATGCTGTTGATGATGAACTTACGATTGTTAATGTGTCTTGATCTGCAAAGGCTTCTGTAAAAGTTGTTTCGCCTACCGGTCTTATTTTCAAATTACTAAAATTGTTAAATTCAGTTAGATATCTTGTTACAAGAGTTATTGTTGAATCTGAAGTATAATCTTGTTTCAACGTTCCTCTAACTAGTGTTGTATTCTGCTCAATAGTATCTCCGCGACTAGCAGTTATAGGAGCACTCAATGTTAAGTCAACTGTAAATGACAGCACTGACAGTGATTCTTCTCTATCGGATTGATTATTACTACTTACATTACCTATTGAGCCGAACCACATCTGAGGATACTCTGGAAAGAAAACGCCGGCGCCGTCGTTACCAACATTAACTAATTTAGAATCTTCTACAGTATTTCCTTTGCCTCTACCGATGTAAACAGCATGTCTCATTATATCTTCAAACTTACAAGAGCTAATCTGTGTTTCTCTAGGACCATATTGTTGTCCAACTGTAGTACCGTCAGCAGTTTCGCCTAGAACGAATCCCTGGCGGCAATCTCTTACTACGCATTCAGTAAATTGATTATTTAAAATATCTTGATTAGCATATACAGCAAAGCTAAATCCGAATATATTAATTCTATTAAACACGTTGTCCTGGCAGGTAACAATGCTAGATACAGCATTCATAACTATACCTTTACTGTCAGGATCATATATACCTTGCCAGCTACCTTCTATTACTAGATCTTCGAACACACTGTCTTTAACTGCATCTAGTTGTAGTACAGTTTGATCATTGTCATTACTCTTAAGAGTCATACCTTTGATTATAATGTGTCTTGGCTGTGTATTTGCTGTTGTACTACCTAATGCACTTGGATTGTCAATAACCGAACTATCATTAATAAATTGAATTACAGGACCATTGCCTGTATGAGAAATAATAGTGCTGTTTGGGCCTGCGCCAATTAAACTGGCATAACTTGGAATATATAGTGTTCTTGTAGTTTTGTAAATGCCCGGAGGTAATTCTAAAATCACACGAGCTTTAGCACCATCAGCGTCTTCAACTGATGCTTTTGTTGTTGGGTTGAGAAATAATTGATCTATGGCACGTTGTAATGCATCAGTGTCATCTGTTGTGCTGTTGGCTTCTGTTCCGAAGTCAGCTGTAGTAACTCTCTCATCTAACCGATCTTGTAGATCTCTTGATACAGGGTCGTTTGTTGATGGACCTGTTTGTATGGCAGGATCATTAACTTTATAAATGTAACTTAATAAATTTAGTAGGTTACCCTGAGCAGTTAGGTCACGCTCAGTTAGAATCTTTGTATTACCTACAGCAGGTGCACCTTCAGAAACAGACCCGTTACCAATATAAAGCTCTTGGGTATCTAGAGACCACGCTAGTTCGCCCGAAGCTAACTGCGGAAGTCCTGTTCCTGATAGTGATTTTCCTCTGCGTATTTGAATACGGCTGATTTGCACAACTGCCATAATAATATCCTCTATATAGGATATTTATCAGTTGTTGCGGTAGTATTCCTCTACTCTGTCCCACCAGCGTTTTTCCCAGTAGTCAAAGTCTTTTGATTCAAGTATAAACTCTTGATATTTGGGTTCTTCCACCATAATTAACTGCTCGTTTAATTTAGGGCTAACACACATTAAGACAACACCTTTGCGTATGTTTGTACCATGTACTTCATTGTGTGCTAGGGCATAGGCAGTTAATTGTAGATAATAATCCTCAATCCACTCTTGTTTTTTAGGTTTATTAGTTTGTTTGTAGTCTAGGATACTTTCTTCGTTTAGGTGTAAACCGCATCCATCAGTCGTTCCTGCATACAGCCCCGGAAAATACAAAGGAACTTCTACACCCCATACTTCGTTAACATTTTTAAGGCCTTCACTAATAATGTGCTGTGCCATTTTATGACTTTGTTTACTGTAAGGATTAGTCCCTGGATCGTTTAAGTTTCCTGTAGTAATATAATCTTCTAGAAACTTGTGCATCCTAGTTCCCCTGCCGGCAGCTTCTGTAACGATAGCCTGTGCCTTTTCTTCACCTACTCGTTTCTTCCAGGCCTGAAGAGCCTGTACTTTTTCAATAGGTTTTGTTTTATCTAGGATTGTTGTAACTGACGGAACTTTGCTTCCGTCTGGAGTAGCATAAAGTCTTCGACCTTCTACGCTTTCTCTGCTGATTGGTGTATAATTAAATTTTGAAGTTAAGAGAGTCATGGTGCAAGTATATAGTCACTTGCACCATTTGTCAATATATTATTTGCCTAGTTTAGTGGCACGTTTAGCCATTTTCTCAACTTCACTTTGGCCGGAATCTGTTCCTACTTCTGGTTCTTCTTCTGCCGTCTTTAGTGTAAGTCCTGTGCCGTCAAACTTATCTACCATTTTATGTAAAACCTGTTGTTCAGGTGGTAGTTGATCTTCTTGATCCCACGCGGCCAACTTCAGCTGCCGGAGCGGCCATTGGCTCTTCTTCAGCACCTAATTCTGGTGGTGCGCCTAAGTCTGCTGTCATTTCGTCGCCTGTTGGTGCGCCCATTGCCATAGGTGCCTCACCGCCTGATACGATAGATAATGCTGATGAAAGGCCTGTACGTGATGTTTCAAGTGCTGTATAAATTGCCTCAAGTGCTGGCTTGACTGATTCTTGCCAACGTTGTGCAACGTCGCTACCTTGTGTTTCTCTTATAGAGTCTACTAATTCTAAAAGCTGTTCTGCCTTCATGGCGGCCACGTCTTCTAGCCACCCTGTGATGCGGTCAACCATATCTTTGGTAGCCATAATGGTTTCAGCTTTATCTTCTTCGCCTTCCATTAGAACCCAGCCGGCAACGGATTCGTTTAGGTCGTAACGTAGTTGTAGTTCGGCCTTTAATTCTTCCTTGTCTGACTCGCCTAGTTCCATACGTGATAAAGCAGTATTGATCCAAGTTGTTGGAACTGACTCACTCATTGCACGTTTGCGAATAGTTGCGAAATAAACATTTTCGCCTTTCTCTTTACCATATTGTTTTTTCATAGATGCCTTCATTCCTGAATCGTCTGTTTTAGCTTTGATATCTTTTTCTTTCTTTTTCTCAGCTGGAGTCATTTCTCTTTCTAGGATCTCTTGATTAATAACATCTAGCATTAGTCTTGTTTTTTGATATGTTGGACTTTCTAGCACAGAATCAAAGCTTTCTGAAAGCTCTAGTTGGCTTATTCGTGTGCGTAGCTTATTACGTGCATCTTCAAGTTGCACATCTGTAAACTGCTCAAAGTTTAGCTTGTAGCCAAACTGTTTAGCTAGACTCTCGTTGAGCTGACTAGCTGTAGGTTGTTTTGAAAATTCTCTAATTTGCATGATTCTGTCCTAGAATTCTTATTACGTATTTATACAAATGACCACTTAAACATCTTAGAAATTTCTTGCTTAAAATGCTGTTCTTTGAATGAGCTAGTTTCAAATCTAGTCAGCAATATCTGATATCTTTCGTAGTCTTTGGTTAATTTCATATTGTATTTAAACACTTGAGAATCAATATGATTTGCCCAGTATTGTGTATCCAAGCGTTTAATTTCTTGTAGTTTTTCTAACTTAATCTCGTTATAGGCTTTTGCTGCCATAAGAGCACAGGTTTTTAAGAAAAACTCTCCTACATGCTGATCATGTTTAAAATTATACACAGACCAGTTGCCGGCTTTGGTCTGTTTAACGATAAAGTCTTCGTAGGATATCGAACCGTTGGGTAAAACTGTAATAGGAAGATTGCGATCTAGCTCTTCCTTAAATTGTTCAGCTAGGGCTCGTACTTTAGAACGATTGATTTTATGTTTTGATTTTTTCATTTGCAACTACAGTAGGATTTTCCATTCCTATCTTAGTTACCAAACTTTTGCGGATCATGGCCTCAACTTTGAATTGCTCGTGTTCGCTTAGAGTAGAGAGCTTAACTGGACGAGTTAGCTTTTTTAATATTTCTGCTTCTTCGTTAGTAGTCCAGATTTCGAAGTTATCAACTAGTTCGCTTATTTTCATAGCCCAGATAGTTTCTTAATTGCTAGTAGTTCTTGATTTTCAAACTTTAGACTTGGATTTGTAGGATGTTGTCCAGGAAGACCAATAAAATCTAAACCTCTACCTACCATATTTGATTTTTGTAGGTATTCGGGACTTAGTCCATCCTTGCCAATCAATCTTGCAATAGTTGTTGGATCTGTAGTTTTCTCCCACTCAACTGGAGAAAGTACTTTTTTGTCTCTAGGTACTTGTCCTGACTGTACCGCTTTGATTCTATATTCTAACTGCTTCTTTTCCCAGGGTTGGGTAGCCTGTTGCATTAATGCAGTCAGCTGAGAAATATAATTTTGTGCTAGTTGATCATTAGGACCTTCTTCCATGTTCTTTTCAGCATTGACTGTAGTACCAGGTGCAATATTATCAGGAGTATTTAAGGTTAAAGTATTATTCTCGCCGGGTTTTAATTGTGATAGTTCGACAGTTTTGGCCTGCCCGTCTGGTCCGGTAATAGTTGCTGTGCCTGCGGCTTGGTTAACCTGGGAAATTTTACCTACCATACCACCTGGTTGCGTTTCGTTGACTTTCTTTTTGTCATCTCCCGGAGCAACAGGACCTTGTGGCTTTATCGGCTCAATATACTGCTTTGGCTTCTGTGCATACTTTTTAGCTCTAAAGCCTTTTTTATGTTCACCTACGATCTGATTAACCTTCATTTTGTTCTCCAATGCTAAGACTAGCACTTTCTAATTTGTCTATATATTTACGCAATTTATCAATCTTACCTCTCGCTCTGAGTAACTTAAAAGCTAGATTTTCAACAGAATGTTCGCCGCCTTGTTCTAGGCCTGCTTGGCGGAGTCGTCTTATATTAGCCATAGTTTCTTTGGCTGTGGTTAGATCATCAGATTTTAATGCTTGATTGATGCGTGAAGCATAGTTTCGAGCTTTGCTTTTTACTTCTTGTGCTGTAGCACGAGGTGCTCCCGGTTTTGGTTCACTGAGCCAGCTGTTATTTAAAACACTATAGATTCCAGCCGAGTAGTGTCGTTGTTCGTGGTCTTGTACATAAAGTTCTACATCGATATCTTTGATTTTAATAGAGTATCGACTGTTGTAGACATTCTTTTTAGCATCGTAGAGTTCTACCTTTTCCGGTGAGTCTACTACTGCTACTAGGTGCAGATCTAGATCACTGCTGTCGTTATAACCATAGCTGGCATTTGAGCCACTAATAGTTATGTCTTTAAGATCTAGTTTTTCTACGTTGAGATATTCTGCGAAGTGTCGAGCTATTTTTAGTAGTTGTAGTCTAACTTCGGGTATGAGTTTATTGTTGTCCCAGAGTTTAGGATTTAACTCGGGATGATAGGTAATAGGAGCAACTGATAGTTCTTGAAAGTTCATTCATTATTTAAAGAATTGTGCTACGCTATCCCAATGACTTGACATCCAACCAAGCACGGCCATGCCGCCTAGTATCATGTAAGTCCATTTCATCTTAAACCCTTCTAGGTCTTTGATCTTTCCAGCAAGTTGGGCGTGTTGTTCGCAACTGGCATCATACATGGTCTTTAGTTGTGCTTTGATATCGTCATGGCCAGCTTTGATGTCCACCTGCAGATGGTCAATTTTTTCATCTAAGTTAGCTACTTTCGTTTCGACTATACCAAGTCGTTCTGCTGTTGTCGCCATCGTGGCATTCTCCGTTATTAAGTCAGGGCTCTTATGAGCATGTGCCTAATCAAAAATGCCTTGTAGTTGCCTTATGATATATTTATTAAAGTTGTTTAAAAATAATGTTGCGGGCATCGCCATCTGTTACAAAAACAGCATAGTTTTGCTCCATAGATTCGTCTAATCCACTAATATAAGGTACACCCTCAAAGTCATTTATTAAAAATGAAACAGGATTATTCAAATCTCCGAATAGGTAATCTTTTTCTACTTCAAATTCAAAAACCCAAACTTTTATTATTTTACTAGTTTTAAATCCAACTACGTTACCTGCTACTGTTATTACTTCAGGTTTTTTAGAAAAAGATACATTTGCCCTCATACCTAAAGTTTGAAGAACTGTTTGGAAGTTTTGTTCCTTCCATCGATCTGTTTCTTGTCCAGAAATATTTCTATATTGTTCTGTATTAGTAATATCAACTGTAGTATAGATAGTATAACGCATGGCTGTATTTAACAGTCATAAAAAAAGCCTACTATAAAGTAGGCTTCCCTTCCCATCCCTAGGAAATTATACTGGGTTCTGATCGAAATCAGCAACAACAGCTAGAGTAATGTCTGTACCGTAGTCGCCTGAGCTAGTACCGATAGTACCTGTTCCTTGAACTGCTAGGTAAACTGGATCTGTACCGATAGTTCCTGCGATACCTGCAACTGTGAATGCATCGTTTGTTGAACCAACGTCTGTTCCAACTGTTAGTGCTTTGATAACTGCAACTAATTCAGCTTCTGTTGCGTTGCCTGTTCCTTTGTTTACGCTAACAATGCGTGTACGTGGGCCTAGGCCGTTTACTGTTGATAATTGCTCGTAATTAGCAATGACTGTTCCTGATAATGCTGGCATAATAATTTCTCCTCTTTAGCATTAAACCTACCACTCCGTAGGCTTTTGTATATGTATTTATTATTTGGACTAGAAATCTAGCTTAAAGGGCCAGTTTTTGGCGAATAGATTTGAACCAATCTACTGTGCCTTCTTTTACGGCTACACCCTTTTTAGCCATATCGTCACGGAACTGTGCTAGGCGAGGGCTGTCTATGCCCCCAACAGCATCTATAATGCTTTCAGCACTGCCTAGATCGTCTGCTGTAGCTTTAGGACCTAGCACAATGCGAGCAAGCTCGTCAACATCTTGTGTTACGATTTCTCCAGTAGCACGATTTTTTAGGCTACCGCCAAACCCGTCATACTGGAATGTCTTAGGAGGGTGTCCTGGAATACTGTTAACTAGACTAGATACTGCTAACTGTTGATCAACACCTTTGTACGGACTGTCTTTGCGACTGTAATCATGCTCATGATGACGTCCGATAGCATGGGCATTTTTCATAGTCATTAGATCTATTTGAAAGTATGCAGGTAGGCCTTCTATTTCTTTGCCCACAGGCAAGCCTATGTGTACATTTTTACCAATCTGTGTAGTTGGAAACTGCTGGCTCATTGCTTTAGCCAGGGCAACACGTACTTCTTTGTCGTCTGCTTCCGGTGCTAGGCCAAGTTTGCCTTTGATTGCATCTGTGTCAATAAACACGTCAACATCACCGGAATCAATTTTAGTAGTTCCTTTCTTGGCAAAACGATGTTCTGGGTCAAATGATCCGGCGCCACCACTACGCCAAAAACCTGGATCACCTAGGTCTGCTAGAATAGGCTGTAGTTGCTTTTTGATCTGTAAAAACTGTTCTTTGCTTAGGCGGACTAATACACCCTTTTCTGGGTTATTGTCTAGCGCATCTATTCCTAGCTTTTTAAGAGCATTACCACTCATTCTTTAGATTCCTGAATACGTTTAACACCACGCTTAAATTTCGCAGGATCACCTGATTTAATGCTATTGATAAATCTACGCTCAAGTTCTGCGGCTGTTTCGATATCGTAATGTTCTCTAATCAGTGAGATTAGATTGATAGCACTTTGTATGATGTTACTGCCCCGGCTTTCTACTACGAGATCAGTATCTCTACTAATCCCTAAATCCGAAAGCTCCTGCAGAATCGATCTAGTTGATTTTCTCATATTTGTGTCTTCCAACATTATTTATTGTATATTACAATATCTTTTTGGTAAAATCAAGCCGTTAGAACAGGTCAATAAATGTGCAGTTGCACACGACTCAGTATAAATACTGATACACACAAGGAGAGAGTAATGTTTAAAAAAGTTCTATCATCAGTATGGGATTTTTTCTGTGCAGTTGGGGAAGCTCGATATGCCGCAGAATTAGCCCGCAATGGCAAATGGCGTGAAGCCCAGGAATATTGCCAGAAGTAATATGTTTTGCGAATTCCAAGAAGTACCGTATCACCAGTGGGGGCCGTGGCGTAATCAATGGGGTTACATAACCACGGTAGCCCAGTTTGCTGAAGATGATATCCTGCTTAAATCTATCACCCCTTATAAAACAAATATCGTTAAACGATATAGCGACTGGGAAGATTGTCAGCGTGGGATAGAATTAATTGAACAGGATAGGAGATTCTAATGACACAGTTACACTGGCAACCAATGACCGACGAAGATGTCGAATGGGTAAATAATCCAGGGAAAAAATCATGTTGACTCTTGATTTCTTTCCTGCAGGTATATATAATAATAACACATACACACAAGGAGGAGTTATGTTTTCACCACACTTTTATATTGAATCTTTTCAGAACACTAAAAAGATTGTTACTGATCAGATCTTCAAAGATCCCGCCCTAAACAAAGCGGCACATGCATATATCGATGCACAAACCCAATTCGCCAAGATGGCTGTTAACAACACCATTGACATGGCTAAATATTCTGTGGAAACAGTCAGCAAGTATCTGTTTCCTAAGAAGGAAGGTACCGCCTAAAGGTACAGACATACACACACAAGGAGATTATTATGTCAACAGTATTAAATGGACTACCAGAAGTGAAACTACCAGAAGTTAAATTTAACAAGAACGGCTACGAAATCCGTACAGACATCCTAGCAATGGCCAAGGACCTAGTTGAAAGCGAATATCGCGTTGCTTTCCAAGGTTGGGAAATGTCAGCACAGCGTGACGAGAAGACTGGTCAGATCGTTACTACAGTGGCTATGCCACAATTTCCAGGACTTGATAAAGTTCTAGAAACAGCTGAAAAGATGTATGGTTTTGTTAACGCTGGTGCTAGCAAGAAGTAATTATATCGGCTAAATGCCTTATAGTCACGCATAGCGTTTATTATATATTAGGACGGGCACTACGGTGCTCGTTCTCTTATGTGAGCTTAGGGAATTTGGCCTTTACCCTTGTGCTAGTGGAAACAAGGAAAACACTAGCATTCAGCATCCTTCCATACCTTGTTGATCTAAGCTCAATAGTATTTAAACTATCGACTCTCGATCAAACAGGTTAGGGTGCTTTTTACCCCAATTACGCATAATCACTGCGGCTTCGGCATTGGCTTCGTTTTCTTGTGGGCTACCGGTAGCACCAGGATCGTCGCCATCAAGTTCTCGATTTAGATCTTGTTTGTAGTGGACAAGCTCGTGTGCCAGTGTACGACAGACATCCATGATGTGTCTGTTAACTACAGTAATACGAATATGTTCGTTACCGTAGCCTCCGAAACTAGAATGTTCAACACTACCTTTAGCATCAAACTTAAATTCAAACTTAGGAAGGCTGTCAAGTTCTAAGTGTTCTGCGGCAAATCGAACAAATTCAAGCAAGGTGCTGTAAGTATCTTTACGACTCATTCCTTCGGTTAGTAGCTCTTTGATTTTCATTACTTCTTCCTACCTTGGCAATGAGCACGTTGGCTAAATCCTTTTGGATTGTTACAGTTGATAGAACGCTTGTATTTGTCGCTCCACTCTTCACCAATATTTTTATCTATACCTCTGCTACCTGTACCACCCTTACGACGTTTGGCAGCTAGTTCTTCAATGCCGTGGCGAATCTGTTCTAAGTTCTGCTCTAGACCCATAAACAGACCGCCCTTGGCATCACGCACAATACTCTGCCACACTAGTAAATCGTTTGACTCTGCACGTTCTGCTAGATCTTTTAATTGAGCACGGGCCTGCATGATGCGCCCTTTTAAGCTCATTGGATTAGCTTTTTCGTGGCCGTAGATTACGGGATCGTTAGGATCACCGGTCATATCTATTGGAGTTTCTAGCAGTTGATGTATCTTCATAATAATACTTATCTTTTAGTAGATTTCGCGCCACTGTAGACCTGCACCTACGTTAGTGCTCTGAGCGCCAATATTAGTTGCTACAATCAAATAAATTTCGCTATCAGTACTGTCATAGTTTTGTACGATATAATTCTTTTTAGCTTCGCTAGGTAAGTTAGATGCTGGCGCACCACCTGCTTTTTGACTACCCTGTGTGCTGGCTCCTACCCAACCGTTGTCTAGCTCGTCACCGTCAGTCCAAGTAGTAGCATCTACATTATATTGTACACCGCTGTCATCATCTACATCTGTCCAGGTAGTGTCGTTAAGAAAAGTACTATTGGGTAGTTTTAACAAGCGCCATTTAATACTGTCGCCATCACTGAACATCTTAAGATTGCCCATACGCACAATCATACGATTGGCATAGGTTCTAAATGCAGTTTTTAATCTAATGGCTATGATAGGCGATGTAGCACCTGCGGCAATATTTTTTAGGGTAGGACTAGTTACAGCCCAATCAATACCTGCTTCCACATAGCCACCTTCGCTGGCCACAGTACTACAGATCTGATCAAAGTAGGCACCTGTGGTTGCGCCTGTGTTTACAATTTCACAGCGTACAGGCAAGTTAGGTGTACTCATATACACAGTAGACAAATTATTAGAGTGATGGAATATGTGACAGGGTATGAATGAACCTTCGTGTACAAATCCCACAGTAACCGAACCTACCCCTAACCATTGAAACTCTATAAATGACAGTTGTGTTTTAGTAATATCTAAGCTAAATTGGCTTCCGCCTTGTCCGTTACAACTATCAATGTTCCATTCGCTTTGTGTCTTACGAACTTCTTGTGGCGCTCCAGTTATATAACTGCGTATGACCCAACTCAGTGTACCATCGCCCGCCTGTTCAAAGTAGATGCCATTGTTGTCATCGTAGTAACCTGTGCGTTTGGTTACATTAGGTGTTGCCGCATAGAAATTAAAACTGCTGAGTATCTGCTGACTCTTGCCAGGCATATAATGATGATAGAATTTGGTCTGATGCACTACACGGCTGCTAGGATCGTTTGAGGTTGTTAGTCTAGCACAGGCTTTGTTAGGTTGAAATGCCACAGTACCGCCATTGACTAGGTAATCTACAAAGTTTGGATCTAATCCATATAAATGCTTATAGTCGCCTAAGGTAAACGGACTAGACATACGAATACGGCCAAACGCATCTGTCTGTCCTACCTTAAGTGTGGTACGAAGCACAGGTTGCCCTAGAGCATTGTACTCCATGGTATTATGTAGGTCTAGTAGATTAGACTCATGCGGATGCTGATAGTTAGTTGAATTAGGTTGTTGAACGCCCATGGATTACAAGCCCCATTTATTGCTGAGATAGTTTTCCACGTTAGAAATTTCAGTAGAATTTAACGCATGGGTAAAAATTAAGAACTCGCCTATATCACCTGTATAGTAGTTGGCACCATTATTGTTACCAATATATAAAGTAGTATTACTTGCACTGAGAGTATCACCTACTGTTCCGGCAAATGTAAGTGTAATATCAGTTTTATCGTATCGGTACTTTAAACTTGCGGCATTGGTAGTTTGTGTACCGTCATAGGCAAAAGTATGTATATGGAATGCTGTGCCATCATTGACTACTGTACTAGTTCCTACGCCGCCAGCAGCCTTGGCTACAAACTTTCCTGCCGTAGTATCATAAATCAATCCGGTAGCACCACTATTGGTTACAAATATATTTGGGCTTCCTGTTGTTGCTGTCATCTTCATCACTACAAAAACTGTCAGGGCAGGAGCACTGGCTAACGAAGAATACGGATTGATACTTAAACCATCGTTACCGTCAAAACGAACAACACTTAGAGTATTCTGTTCACTGGTCTGGTAACTGGCTCTAGTAGTAGCACCGCCAATTGGGTTAGCGTTGTGGGCGAAACCAGACTTGTCTGTCCATTGCGTGAACGTCTGGCCGTCACTAGGGTTGCTTGGAACGAATTGTACTCCATCACTGCCATCATACCAAGATTCAAGCTGAACAAAAGTTTCTGTAGGAACTGCTTCTTCAATTGTAGCAGGTGCCGACAATGATGCAATTCCTACCCAGGGCCTAGCTGGTAGTAAAGGGTCTGCATCTGCTGTGGTTCCGTAGGCCAAACTTAATGCATCTAAATCATAAACGTTGTTAGTTCTATAATAGGGTTTAGATGAATCTACTGATCCAGAAATAGTTCCATCATCAGCAACTATTTTACCTTGACGTTTTGCCTGTGCAATATCTAATTTAGCCACCTGTCTTGCGGCTTTGTTAGCAACAGGATCAGATCCGTCGCCTGAAATTAAATGAGCAATACCGTTAGCTGACATTATTCATTCTCCGGATTATGTTGGTGCCCAGGATAAGCACTTGGATGCTGTACACGAATATCGCTAGGATGTTTAGGTTCTTGCCAACCACCGCCAGCATCTTTAGTTACTGCGTCTATATCTGCATATTCTTCCTTAGGTGCATTTGAAAAAACGCTAGCAGAGCCGTCTGTATCGTCTTTGCTGACTAGATCTACTATCTGTTTAAATTTGCGAATAGTATCCGGATTCTCTTCTTGCGGCTCTGCTACAGCAACTACCTGTATTTCTGGTTCTGCTGTTTTCTGGCCGTCAATTAAGTCTAAAATACTGCGTATGATTTCTTGGGCTCTCATGATTGTTTCCTGTATCCTATATTTAGTGTTAAATAGCGTACTATGATAAACAAAGAACCTTTCAAAAAACTACTACAAGATCTAAAAGATTCAGGAAAATATCGTGTTTTTAACGATATTGTACGAGAAGCTGGTAAATTTCCTACAGCTATTTGGTATGGACCCTATGCTATTAAAAATATAGTTAACTGGTGCTCGAATGATTATCTAGGCATGGGACAGCACAAAGTTGTTATTGATGCTATGCACACAGCATTAGATCATACTGGGACAGGATCAGGCGGAACTCGTAACATCGGAGGAACTAGTCATTATCATGTAGCTTTGGAACATGAACTAGCAACATTACATAAGAAAGAACGTGCCTTGCTGTTCAGTAGTGCTTACGTTGCAAATGAATGGACACTGATCGCATTGAGCAAGATCGTACCCAATATTGAGTTTATCAGCGATAGTAAGAATCATAATAGTTTGATAGTCGGAATACAACATAGTAAAGCTAAGAAAGTAGTCTTTAAACATAACGACTTAGAAGATCTAGAACAAAAACTTAAAATTAGTTTTGCACAAGGCAATACTCCTTGCATAGTATTTGAAAGTGTTTATAGCATGGATGGAGATGTTAGTCCTATCAAAGAAATATGTCGCCTAGCTAAAAAATACAAAGCAATCACTTATATCGACGAAGTACACGCAGTAGGACTCTACGGAAATCGCGGAGGAGGCAAAGTAGAAGAATTAGGCCTAGAAGATCAAATTGATATTATCAACGGAACATTGGGTAAAGCATTTGGTGTTCAGGGCGGATACATCGCAGCCGATAGTGATATCGTTGATGCTATCCGTTCAGTGGCTGCTGGCTTCATCTTTACAACATCGATGAGTCCTGTAAGTTGTGCCGGTGCTCTGGCCGCAATCAAGTGGTTGAAGGAGCATAACGAAATACGCGAAAAGCACCAAGAACGTGCTCGTAAATTAAAGTATCGATTGAACAAAGCAGGTATTACAGTTATGGAGTGTTCAACTACACACATTGTTCCTGTACTAGTAGGTGAGGCTAAGAAATGTAAAAAGATCAGTGATTACCTATTAGCTGAACACGGTATCTATGTACAGCCAATTAATTACCCAACTGTCGATGTAGGCACAGAACGACTACGCTTTGCTCCTACACCATACCATGATGACGGTATGATCGAAGATCTAGTTGATGCTCTTAAACAAGCATTTGAGCAATTTGAGTAACACCAAAAACTAGCATAGAGCGAGCTTCGGCATTAGTTGCTTCTTCGTTTAACTTATCTGTATTAACCAAATCTTGTAACAAAGCACGAGCTTCGTCTGCTGATATTTCACCGTTGCGGTTAGCTTCGGCAATCTGTAGTGCCATCTGGGCACGAGTCTCAGCCCAAGGTAAACCACATCCTGCTAGTTGTAATAGACTATCTGACATTTAGAATCTCCCCTGTACTGTATGAGCAATCATATCAGCCTGTTGAATTAATATCTTCTTTTTGATTTCGCAATAGGTAGGACTTACTGGACCTTTGGCTGTACGATCTACCATTTCTTTTACAGAGTCCTGCATCTTGCCTACAGGTACAATTACGTCGCGTGTTGGTTTGCTCTTTGCGTAGATTTCAAACCATTCGATCTTTTGTGCTAGGTCTCTTGACTGTTGTGCAATATCGCCTTTGCAGTCAAAGTTACGAGTTGTCTGTTGTATTGTTGTAATGCTATGGCTTTGGTTGGCATCCCATTTAACCGGGATCCATTGTTGAATTGTTGAACAACCGGTTAGCCCAACAAATGCTAATGCTAGTATTATATTTTTCATGACTATCCTTATGTAATAGGGCCGCCTTCGATCCAGGCATCACATGTCCGTTTAGCGGCACATTTAAATTTTAAAAACTTACAGTAGCCTAACTGCCCTGCATCTACTGTATCGTGTGGATTTGAACCGGGCTCACTGCCTATACCTGTTGCTATACAATCCTGCATTTTTTCTGATATATCAAATGCTCCGCAGTTACCACAACGATTATTTTTAACTGATTCTATATCTTTAGTGTTCCACTTATCTGCTAGTTTTTGCCAATATTCATCATTTGGCTCGTTAGGATTTAGTGGGCCGTAATGATACTCGTTTATAGCCTTTTGTCTATTCTTTAGATTAAGATCGATATCTTGGGTAGCTGGTGGACACCCCTTCTCTAGTGCCTCAACGACATTGATATAATTTCTCATTTCTTTTTTGCCCTTCCGGCTTTCATGTTAGCTAACCAATGTGCTAGTTGTCCTTTACGTCCACCCTGCTTGGCAGTCTTACGTAGACTACTAATGCTAGCTTTAGTATTGATACCATGGCGTTTAGCATCTCCTTTGTCTTGTGGATTGCGTCCATCTGCAAAGTTTTCATCTATGTCGTGTGTTGTTAGTCCTAGATCTTTTAGATACTTTAAGTATTCGTGTTCTAGTGGTTCACTGCCAAAAGCCATTACAGTCTGTGGAGGTCCTTTACCAAAATCATGTTTTCCTAGACCATCGAGATCGCTAATGTGCTGTCCTAACTTATACCAATCATATACATCGCTAACGTCGATCTTTACAGTACCTTTAGGCCAAGGTATTAAATCACCCTCTTCTATACTTTCGCCACCTCCGTCTCCACCACCGCCATCTCCGCTGTAGCCTGAGTCATACCCGTACCAACCATATGGGCCTGGGCCGTATGCTCCGAAACGATACTTAGTCTTTTTCTTACGCCGTTTAGCTTCTTCGATATTCTGTGTTACACCACCAGGGCCAACATAGATAGCACGGAAATCTACTTGAGGATATTCTTTTTGTAGTTCCTTAAATACACGCAGATTGCTCATGCTATCATCATACAAGCGAACATGTCCATATTGTTTAGTGTCGAGGTATTTACGAACCCATACCGCTTTCTTGTAAGCTGGAGATTCATCTCCAGGTAAGTTACCTGCACGATGCACGTGAACACGGCTCATGTTTATGCCTAAATCTTTAAATGTCTGCAGAAACTCTTCTTTGTTGTCAAAGTCTGCACGGGCTGTCAGCATGATAACTTTGGCATTACCTGCATGATTAAGAATTGTTTTAAGTTTTCTAATCATCGGAACGATCGGCTTGCTTTCTTGGCGGAACTTTTCTGCATCTCTAAATTCGCCAAAGTCAAACTTTTCACCCGGTTGTAGTTGGTAGTTATTAAACTCTTGGTTAGTTAAATCACGTATGACCTGCCCTTGTGCATTTAAAACTTTAATCTTTGCTGTCGTGTGAAGTAATGTATCATCTATATCAAAGATGATTAGATCTCGATTACCGGGAGTAAATTCATTCGCTCTCATAAGGTATTCCACCTAAGCCGCAACCAAAGCGGGCTATTGCCTCATACAGGGCTGTAAGGATTTCTTGGAAGGTCATAGCCGTCGTCCTCTGGATAAACTGGATAATCGTTTGGGTTCATTAGTTACACCAACTTTGTTTTGCATCACCATAGTATTCACGAGCAAAGCCGTTAGCAATTAAAGCTGAACGTAGGCTCTGTCCGTTGACTAAAATGTCCCCGAGAACACGACCACCAAATTTGTCCCATCCGTAGAGTGTAGCTTGAAATTTACCACCGCTGGCTGCGGCTTGGGCGATTGCATTTTTAGTAAAAGCAGATGCGGCTTCTCCTCGCTGTGCTTCGCTAGGGCATTGTGCTCTGTGTCCTTTTTCTGGAGTGTCAACTCCGTAAACTCTGACAGCAAGTTCTGGCTTAAGAGGTGCTGGTAAAAAGGGGGCGGCGATCACAACTGTATCGCCATCGCTCACTCGTAGAATTTGTGCGTCATATGTAACACCTTTGGGTGCTTTTTGTGCTAGGGCTAGTGTTGGAACTAGTAATAATAAAGCCAGTAACTTTTTCATAGAATACTCCGTAATATTTACAGAGTATTTATTAGATATAATTGTTGAACCAACCTACTTTACGTCCTTCTGCGATACGACGATCGTGTTCTTCTACACTACTAGGATAACGCCAAGCCCATACTGCAACACAGGCCATAAAGACTGCTGTACTGATTATACCAATAGGCTTTACTCCGCCTGTGTACATAAGCACAAGACTTAAACTCATCATGGCCAGCATGAAATATTTCATTTTCTGGGGGAATACACGCTTTTCATTCCAGTTGGTTAGGAACGGCCCAAATAGTTTATGATTGTACAGCCAGGCATGCATCTTGGGTGAGCCTTTGGCAAAACAATAGGCGGCAAAAACCACAAAGGGACTGTAGGGTATGCCGGGTGTTACCACGCCGACATACGCCATACCTAGGCTACAAAAGCCTAGTATCTTCCAAAACCACTTTTTTAAATGAACTGTAACCATTCGTCAAACCTCACGTTGAAGCCTTGCTTCTTACGCTTATTTACAAGTTCAAAGTAGTCTGGCTTGTAAGGTTTGATTTTAGGCTTGTGGGTGTGGGTCTTGTCTGCCTTATCAGCATTACATGGGCCACATGCAGTCACACAGTTTTCCCAGACGGTTTTACCACCCTTTGAAATAGGGTGTACATGGTCTAGGGTAGATTCTTTACGTTCTACTCCTGTACCGCAGTATTGGCAAGTTCCTTCGTCGCGTAGGTACACATTGCCGCGACTGAAGCGGACAGCATTTTTTGGCTTCATGTAGTCTCTAAGCATGATAACGCTAGGAACAGGTGTTTCCCAACGTGCAGATCTCACGATCCAATTGTCATGCCAAGACAGTACATCGGCCTTATCAAGGACCATGTATTTGATGGCTTCTTGCCAATCAATAGTGCTCAACGGTAGGTAGCTGACTGGTAATCCGTCAGCATTCAGAACTAGGGTGTCTGACATTTTACTTCCTTCTTAGTTGTGTTACAGACCCAACCGAACGAGCTTAAATTATAAGCTCATATTGTACTTATGTCAACTCTTTTATGCTAGTATTTTTTGGGCGAATTCTAATCCGGAACGGTCAAGGGCGTTGCACCATTGATCCTTATTGTCCGATCCGAAAACCAATTCTTCGTCTGCACTAGCCAAGCACCAACTAGTTTCTTTATTCCAGGGCGGATCACCTTTGATTTCGCCTGCCAGTTGCCCATGCGCCCAACCACACATACCGAGAAACATACGCCAACGTTCGGGCTCATCTCCGTTAGCAATTCTAGGTAATATATCATCAGCAGAGCTTATGCTGAAGTGATCGTTAACACGCATGGTATTTTTACATTCCCAATCGCTGGTGTGTAATAGGCTTAGACTTTTTACGTTAACCGGGCCACCTAGATAAATGAATCCCGGACGATCTAGTGGAAATCCTAATTGGTCTCCAAACTCTTTTACGCTCATCTGGCTACGTTTGTTTAGTACTAAACCGACACTACCATGATTATGGTTTTCAGTAATCATAACTACTGTCTTGTACCAGAAGCTGCCTTTGACCGCAGGCGGCGCGATGATAAGATTTCCAACTAATGTGTTCATGCAATATTTACATTTATGCGCGAGCTTGGATCGCTCTTCTGACATCGCCTGCTGTGAGTATTCCATCCTTGGTAACATCTAACCCGTCGTTCCAGTCGTAGACTGCACTTCCTCTTTTAGCAATGACGTAACTGTTAGGTTTTCCTACACCTGCAGGCCAGAACACTGAAAGATAAAGATCGCCTAACTTCATTCCTGGTTGTACACCTCGCATGACAAAATACTTGTAGACATAATCTAGCTGTTCAACTGCTGACATTTTCTTTAGTTCATCAACTGTTGTCCCAAGAGATCGTGCTGTGTCTGGCATAAACTGAATTAATCCAGTAGCCTTAGACTTTTTGTTTTGTATTGTATGATCAAGGCCAGATTCTAACCTCATGATAGCAATTAGATCTGATTTAGCTACTCCTAACTTATCGGCAATCTTTTGTAGTTTGTTATTAAAGTCTGGATCCTGTATTGTTGTAGTGTCAATCTTACGTTTCTCAAACGATCCTCTAGCTGGTTTAACTTCTGCATCTGTACTCTTAGTTAGGCCTTTGAATAGCTCAGGTTTAGATTTGATTATTGCATTTAACTTCGCGACAGTTTCTGGTCCTGGATCTCCGTCAACACTAAGTCCATTGTCTCGTTGGAACAGCATTACTGCCGCAGATGTTTCTCTTCCTCTAATACCGTCGACGCCGTGTGTTGGTAACTTATAGCCTAGAGCCAATAATGCTTTTTGTACGTCTGCTACTGCTGGCTCTCGTCGAGTCTTAGGAACATCAATTATAAACGATCCAGGTGTGGTGGGCTGTACAGGCTTACCGCTTTGATCCGGCTTTGCTGGTGTTGTGCTAGCGGACCTACCTGCTAATGATATAGCTTCTTGGGCCGCGGATTTGTAAGCCCCTGGAGTGCCATGTATTCCATCTGAAGAAAGACCTTTGCCATCTAGGTCAACAACAGGAACACCTACAGCAGATTTAATTGCCTGTCTAACTTCTTCTTGGTAATCACCTGAATAATACTTGGCCAATCCTGGAGCTCTCGCCTGGCCGTTTGGAAATAAAATAAACACTACAGTATGTCCTGCAGCCTTGGCAGCATCAACTACTCGTCTTACGTTGCTGGCAATCGTAGCTGGGGGTACTAAGGGTCTTTTACCTTTAGAATCCATATGTGCTCTTGCACTGTTAGCAGTATCGTTGGCACCTTGGCTAATTAAAACTATTTGATTTTTTGGAATAGTTTCAATACCTACTGGGCCACCGTTCTTTGTATGGCGCCCATTAAAATTATTTTGGTGTGTCGATGGAACTCCACCGTTGGCTCTATTAATAACACCTTTCTGATAGGCCAATCCTTCAGCATGACTATCGCCTACTGAATAGACTTTTCTTTCTTCTTCAAATAGTTTAAATTCTGCGTATCTCATATTATTCTGCTATTGGGTTAACTTGTTGACCGCTTGCATATTTTTCCCAATGCAAGTGAGGGCCTGAACTAAAACCAGTGCTGCCAACTGCACCTACTGTTTGTCCTTTTTTCACTTCATCACCTTGTCTTACTGATATCTTTGATAGATGCATAAATCTATGTTTCACGCCGCTGGCTGTAATTAGTTCGACTAGATTGCCTGCTGAGCCTGCCATACCAGCAAATTGTATCTTGCCATCATCAGGTGCGATAACTGGAGTTCCTGTAGGTGCTCCGATATCAACACCCGGGTGTTTAACTTTATTTCCTTTAGGGCCAGTTACAGTTCTACCATAGTGTCCTGTGATCGTGCCCTTGGTTGGCATGATTTCACCTGAGGAAGTTGTTGGAGATCTAGGTTGTGTGTTTGTTCTGGGAGCAGGTGCTGAGCCTGGCGACTGTCCGCTTAGATATTTGTCTACAGCGGCCTTAGTGTAAGGTCCCATTATTCCGTCATCTTTAGTAGGACCTAGATCATAACCTTTGGATATCAAATATCGTTGCATTTGTTTCACGATTGGACTAAAAACACCTTCGAGTAATTTAAATTCTGAGTAACGCATCGTTAACTCCAATCGGGCAAAGGCCCGCCGTACTTGTGGCCTTTGATCTTATGTCCGCCTACCTTAACACGGCTCTTGGGACTTTTACCAAGTTTATGACTCTTTTCGCCATCACGAGCACGTAGACCTTGACTCTTACAGCTGGACAGTTGGCTAGCACCTAATTCGTCGTCGGGCTTAGAACTTAGGCATAGTTTACGACTAGCCTTTCCTGCTTCGTCTACATCAACTGATTTGTATTGAGGCACTGGTTCGTGCCCGCGGCTAGGACGGCTACCAGATCTTGCTGGGCGTTTAGGGTTTATACCTATAGGGTCTTCGACTATAAATTCTTTTGCTCGCATAGTTATGTATTTATTGTTCTTACTGTGCTAAGAACTCAAATACATTTAGCCATTTACGTTTGCCTATAGTTGCTTTAAGATTAGTTAAATCTGCCTTAGTTGTGTGTCTAAAGCGGGTTTTTTCGATATCAGGCATGGGTACAAATTCTAAAGGTACACCTTCTTGCTCTGCTATCTCTTCAGCAATATCTAAGAAACTGTGGGTAAGCCCGCTACCAACATTCCAAATTCCGGACCCATTAACTTGTTTAATGAAGTCAATGTGTAGACGACAAACATCACCAACCCAAGTCCAATCACGACGAACATGTTCAGCGTTCTCCCATACTGTTATTTTACCCTCGTTGCGAGCCTGTGTACGCCACTTATGTATTGCGTTTGCCCTACGTCCTCTAAGATGCATCCATTTTCCGTAAACATTAAAATAACGGAAACCCTGCACCATTACAGTAAGCCTTTGTTGAAACACCCAACGATCAAATAGATACTTGCTCCAAGCATAAGGAGTCTGTGGATGACAGGCAGAGTGTTCGCTAAAGTCTTTAGTATCGCCGTATACTGAACTCGAACTAGCATATTGTAGATGTGTACCATGTTTGTTGCACTCGTTGAACAACCATTGACTAAACTCGTAGTTCTGTTTCATGACTAGATCTACATCTGTACAGGTCATGTCGGCAATAGCACCTAGGTGTATAACCCAATCGTAGTGTTCTACTTCGGGTAAATTTATAGGGTCCCATTCCCAACCATCAACTTGCCAGCCTTCTTCTTGGTGGCACCAAGCCAGCATATTGCGGCCAATAAAACCCTCATGGCCGGTTATTAGTATCTTCATACTGCTATTTAATTCGTAGGTAGCTCTTGTAAAAAATTATAATTTTCTACAATTAATTTTAATTTGAAATGTCTTTCTTTAATAAGATCTTCTACATATTTCTTAAGAGTCTTCATTGAAACATCTTCATTCAGCCACTCTGTTTTCCAGTCTTCTATTTGCCAGATGTTATCAATATACTGTGTTTTGATTGTACGTTCAATGGCTTTGGCGTGAGCTCTAAGTCCACCGTACAGATGCATATTAACAATACCGCCCGCATGTGAGCAGTATTGTTTATTACGTTCTTTAGGATCCTGTGCAATGCCAAAGCCTGCACGGCCTCCTAACGATTCGATCAAATAGAAGTAATACATTAGTCAGCCATGTCTAGCAAGTCTTGATCAAAGAATTCGATCAAACCATCAAACTGATCTAACAGGGTTGGAGCAATCTTTTCCTTGCCGCCGAAATGTTGATACAGCTGAACAAGGGCGCAAGCATAAGCGTCATCGTCCCAGTTGGCTTGATAGCCGTAACGCTTTGTAGTCCAACGACGATGTGCCTCTGTTACACTCTCTTGGAACTGTGACAGATTACCAAACAGGTTCTGCACTAGAGCCGCAAGCTCTTCTAGGAACTTAGGTGTGAGTTTAATCTTTGCACTGTCAGACTGACGAATTAAATCACGGAAGGCAAAAAACAAACTAACGTGAACATTTTCATAATGGAAGTATTTGTCATGCCATCCACAGGCAACACTAATTTCTTCTGTATTAAGAGTCTTAAATGTTGCGATGTTAGTAAAGGTGCCTGGATACTTGCTTAGGTCACTGTCTACTTCAACAGGGAAGCAATTATGCTTTTCTGCTGTAGCAACTTTCTTTTCAAGTTCAACATCGTCCTTATCACTCTTATCCTTGTCAATACGAATAGCAAAAACGCCATTACGGAGATCTTGATAAGCACTCTGTTTCTTTTTACCTTTGCCGTTAAGGATACCAAACGCCTTACGAGCATAAGCAAGGTTGTCCGTTTCTATATACATAAACGGATATTTAAATGTGCGCCAGTTAGTGTGTCCAGGGACTAGTCCTGCATCAATTAAGGCCGCAACGGTACTGACAGAATGTTGTGCGTCAATACTGATGAATTTGCCTTTGCTTGTTTTGATACAGATAACTGGCTGTAGTAGGGCAGGGTCAAAGACATCAGGATTAGCGATCGTTTTAGCACAATGCTTCTCGTCTAACTCGCGCTGAATATCCTCTTCGATATCTAGCACAACTAATTCTTCATTAGTGATTTTTGGAAAACGAGTCATGTCAAAAGTTTTATTTTGGGCCAGCCATGCCTTGATGGTCTTTTTCCAAACTGCACTCTTGTTTAGTTTATCAACTCGATCCTGTAGGTTAACAACCTTAGCAGATCCACGTTTGAGTGGATTGATTTTAACCATCGGATTTGGTTTACGAACTACATCTTCGTATTTGAGTTTAAATGCCATTGTGTGCCTTTCTGTGTTTATGTGCCTTTATTATATTCTCGTTTATGCAAACTGTCAAAAACTATTCCGATTATAGACAACTGGCATCTCACAAACATACTGCCTATTAACAGTATGTTTAATAAGATTACAGTCTCCGCCTGTGACTGCAGAACCTGCATGGTCACCTATGCCTTTACCCGTTACGGCGTATGAACCTATACTAGCCGCAGTATAAACAGCACAACCGTTTAACGAGATTCCGGCAATGGCGAGAATCGCGATAAGAAGGCTTCTTGTCTGCATGAGTATTCTTGTAGAGTCTTGATATTGAAGTATTCTACCCAAGGGTCGTTTTCTTCACTTTTATTGAATACGGCTTTGATCTTAAATATCGTGCCATTGCCGCCGCTGTATAAATCGTTTAACTTCACATTAGCATCCTTATTAATCCAATGGTATCAATAGTAGTCAGCAAGAGGTAGTTAGCCAACATGCCAAATGATTTCCTAGTATAACTAGCCCAGCCATACATAGCACAGCCAAAGATCCAGATAGGATATAGGACAAGTAAGGGAGGATTGGGAACTGTAAGAGCCATCGTAATGCTACATCCAATCGATATCGCCCAAGCCAGTACCTCAACAACGAAACGAAACGGATTTGATTGCCAGTCATCTTTTATCCATTCTAGTGTAGGTTTAAAAAAAGTATCTATCATAAGTTTATTATATAACATCTTAACTAAAATGTCAAGACATAAAATGAAAAAGCCCACCGAAGTGGGCTTTTGGATAGGCCTATCCTCTGATTAATTAGAGGGTGATACCCATTGCCTTAGCCTTGTAGCCAAGTGCAACGATTTCACGTGATGGCTTACCCATAACATACTCAGTTACTGTAACGCCATTACCTGCTGTACGGCTATTAGCATAGACAGCATAACCGTTTGAACGGATGCGGCTTGCTTCAGCGGCTAGGTTCTTTACACCAAAACGCTTAGAAGCCTGAGCGGCTGTTAGTGCTTCGCCATTGTAAAGTGCGTTAAAAACTTTGTATGTCTTTGTCTCTGGGTTAAAAAATTTCATATCATTTCCTCTTTTAGATTATGCTGTAATTAAACAGCTAGTATTAGTTTATAATAATCTGTAATCTAAATCAAGCTGTTTGGTTAGATATGTGTTGTTTTTCCAGCCAAAAACTTTTGCCAGGGAATCTTGATTTGGCTACGAGGAAAGCATCTTCAATGCTAGATCCCTGTGCTATAAATTGATTATCATCAAGCCCAAAAAGATAAACATTTGAGTTGATGACTTCTGCGCGAACTTTAACACCTTCTGCAATTTTCACAGCGTCTTCGGAATTAAATCCAGCTTGCTCAGCTTCGTTAATCTTTTGGATCTTTTTAAGAGAATCAATTACCTGTTCTGGATTTTCGCTTAGATGGTATAGCATAATTGCTCCGCGAGTTCGCCAGCCAATCCACGCTCCAACAAGTCCTGCAACAATGTAACCAAAGTATTCCATAGAATGCTCCTGTTTGATTTGTTATTTAATCAATTCCAAGTTCAAAATCTTAGCTACCCTGGCACCCACGTCTTCTCCACTGGGGATAACATAAGTTTGAGTATCGTGCATGTCTTTACGCTGATCATATCTGCGTACATTTAGGATGCGGCCGCCTACTGCTGATGTAAGCTCAAAACTAATACGATCCTCGCCCTCGGCCCGACCCTTTTCGATTGCCATTGCTGTTCCCACCTGTAATCCCCTATGTGCTTTCGTTTTGTTAACGTAAATGTCTTCTTCGTATTTTTGGCTATTGTCCCACATGTTGCGAACTTTGCCGTATAGCCATCGATCAAACCATGTTGTCATCAGGTTCTCCCACAGGTTTTTCGATTCCAATCTTGCCACGACCTGCGGCTATATTGGCCAAGATTTGTGTTTTTTGTTCTGCCCATGCTTGTTCGCTTAGGGTATGTAAGCCTAAACATTTTCCTGTTGGGCTACGGCCACAGCCGCAACGTCCAAACTCTTCAGAATCTTCAGTTACTCGTACTTGCATTCTTTGTCTCCTTGGTAAGTTCGCAAATCATTATAAATTTTTCAAAGGCCTTACGCACGACTGGATTAGTCAACAGATGTTCTGCTTCAGTCATCATAGCCTTAACTCCTGCTTCGGCAGCTTCTCTATATGAACAATATTCTAGTGCATATACTTCTTTTCCCATGGCCTTACTAAAGTTTTCCCAGGCAAGACGTTGCTCGTTTGTGAGTTGTTTACGATCACGTTCTGGAACACGAAGTTTACTAGTTTCCATAATATGTTTGCTGATAGCATCTTCGGCAACACGGCCGGCTGCAATCATAGCCACATAGTTTGGATCAACATTGAACCTACGACTTGAGCCACCGGGGTAGACCATAACCAGATGGTTTCCTTTTGGAAAAGCATCGAGAAAGTCACTATCGTATTCCTGTACAGGAACATAGCGTCGGCCTTTCTTTTCGTAATAAATTTTTTTCATTACAAACCTTTTGAACGTCTTTCTTCTATAGTCTGGCAATGGATGCAGAGTTGCACTCCTGGGATTGCCTTCTGTCGAGCTTCGGGTATATCTTCTCCACATTCAGCACATTCACTAAGACTTACAAACTTACGCTGTTCTGCAAGTTTTCTTTGAACATCGCCGATGGCGTTTAAGTGCATGTGGATACTTTGAAGTTGAGCCATTTCGGCTTCTTCTTCATTATTGTATTCAAAATCATTAATATCATTCATGCCTAATTATAGCACCTAGTGACATTTCAGTCAACCTGTGTACCATCCTCGCAGAACATATTCTGTCCACCGTTTGGGCGTTATGTGTGCTGTGATGACAACTTGATATCCGTATGAAATTGGATCTGCATTGATATGATAGGTCGGATCTTTAGAGTTAGCCATTACCCATTTGCCATGATCTGTTTGTTGCCATTCGTAGATTGGGTGGGCCATGTATATCTCTGGATCTTCTACATCGCCTAAAACAAATTTGTGAACAACTCGGCGTTCATATACGTGATCGTCATATACTTGATACTTTTGGGTTTTCTTTGTTGTATCCATGCCTAGCTGTTTACTCACCTGTTCTCGTAGATTTTCATCCAGCCCAGGCCATCGTACCTTTGAACTTATCGCCATTAAAAATTTCCTCTAACCAAGGTCTACACTTTTCCCATGTAGTGTATTCGTGTGCTAGGCCTCCAGCACTACGCCATTCTGAACAATTACTGTGTCTATCATCAATTAGGATATCTCCTACTTCGCAATGGCGCCACTTATCGTGACTATACGGGCCAAAGAATACAGGAGTACCTTTGAAGTATTCATCTGCCCACCACACCTTATCCTGCGAAGCCCAAGGCATAGAGTTGTCATGCGGTAGTGCTGTTAAAAAGAACAGACCTTCTGCTTGGCCTTCTTCTACTAAAGACTTGCAGTAATTGTAGAGTTCATAGGCACCTGGTTTCAAAGGTAGCTCGCGATAGAAACGGCTGTACTGTTTAATCTTGTTCCATTCGTGTTGTGGAATACGTTCACCCTCTTTGTTCCAGCGGCGCTTGAGGAATATCTGTGCGGCCTCGTGCCAGTCTGCAACAACATCGTCCATATCTAAATAAATCTTCATTCTTCTGCCTTTAACATATCAAACACTGTACCGTATTCTACTATAGGTTCCATGTGAAAGCCTGTACCCCATACTGCCCAGTACTTACGCTTATACACTTTCTTACCCCAGACATATCGACCACCGACTGTCTTAACTGGCCATAAAGCATAAACTTCGCGCCACGGATAGCAATCTGCTCCGTTAAATATTCGTTGCGTTATTATCATAGGTGTAAATGTATCTTTGCCAAACTTTTCCATACTACTTTGATAAATTATCTTTTAGAATTCTCTGTATCGTTTTTGCTGTTTCGATTTGAGAAAGAGGCCCCGGGTGCCGATCGTTTTTACATTCATCGATACAACTAATTCCATCTGTATAGAGATTGTCAATCGGTCCAATAAAGTCAGGCCTGTGTTCTGATAGCTCGTGTGGGAAAGCTGGGAAATGTATATATTTTAAATTTAAACTCTTAAGATATAAATCAGCATGGTGCATGTACAACCAACTCTTTATTATACTGTCCACTGGTTCGACTCTAGATAACCATTCGGCAATGTATCCAGACCTTGCCGACATCCAAACTCCTAGTTGCCGGTAAGGTTTTATTTTTTTAGTACCAGATATAAAATGCATGTCTCGATTAGGTAAACTCCACATAACGACTACAAAATCGTTAGGTTGAAAATCAAAATTTAATATATGATACAATATTTCAATATTACTTGATCCAGGTACGCCTTTGTTCACTGCTTCAACATTTAGCAATTTTCCTAATTCAAATGGCCAAGATTGTTTAGCAGGCTTTGAACTTATTTTAGTCGTGTTGTTACCGGTCTTACATCCTGGAAGACCCGACCCGTATGTAAATGAACAGCCAAAGGCAACAACTCTATTAATCATTTCCAATACTTTATTTTGAACAGCATAAACTTCTTTGGATTCTTTATAGTATAATCAGCCGTGTAATTTCCTGTGCCATCTATAGCCATGGCAAATCCATACTTTTCTTCTGCCCAATAATGTATGCTAGGACGACTCATGCTGAAGTCTCCTTTATATTCTTCCATGTACTCTTGACGCATCCTACGGATAGCATCAAAGTATCTTTCACGTTCTGCTTTGTCCTGCATATCCCATGCTCGGTATTCGTAGACCATTCCCATTTAAAAATACTCGTCTGGTTCTGCAAAGTAATCCCAACCTTGACCGCCTAGAGCTTTCCACATATCCCATCTAGCTTCTTCATCTTTGCACTTCTGTGGCATCTGGTCACTGCCTACTACTGCTTCACATTGAGCACAAAAATAGTTCATACCGAATGTAGGTTCATCGTAATAGGCAACTCCGCCACAGGGCAGTACCATGTAATCAGTAAAATCTTTCATGACCACCTCATAACAAACCACATGGCTTTCTTTTCGTCATTAAAAGTTAATCCTTTGCTACCCGTAAAGGCTGTAACCCCATACTCCTGTTCAAGCCAGTCATAGATATTATCAATATCCTGTTCCCACTTTATATGATCGTAAAAATAATCAATAAGTTTATCCCAGTACAGCTCTTTGTCTACTGTCATCCTAACCACCTCATCTTGAACCACATAGCATCTGTGTCTTCTTCAAATAACCAAACCAATCCTCGATTCCAAAATCTTCCTTTGACACGTTTGCTAACCCAAACGTCAACTTCTGTACTCTGTTCATGTGTCATAACCCAAGGTACAACAACTTGATGCCAACCGATTCCTACCAGCATACCTCTAAGCACTTCAGCATCAATTTCGTCTGCAAGGGCTTTGGCTTTTTCTTCCAGTATCTGTTCTTGTAGATCACCGGAACGATCGGTTAGTAACTTCTTTTTAAGCATTGTCTTCTTTCTTGCAACGTTTATTAATTTCATCCGACCAGCGTAGTATAAACCACTCTCTGTGTGCTTCTTTCTTAAAAGACCACAGACGTTCTGTCATGCTCATGCCTACACCTTCTGCTTCAGCCCAGGCGATCATTTCTTCGTTTAGATCTTCAGGCAATTCACCTTTGTCAAAGGCAATGCCTGGCAAACGAAAAGGGCCTACTTCACAGTTTTCCATTGCTGATAATCTCACTGAACTTCATTAAAAACATTGTACGCTTATTCTCACTGTAGAAATCTAAATGTATTTGGAATTGATAATAGCCAACATTTAGATCATCTCCGGCAGTATCGGGCTTGTCTATCCAAGCCTTGTGTTCACGCACAGTAAAACCCAAGACACGTTTCATCTTGTCTCGGATCATAAACACAGTCTTAGGATACTCTTCGTGTAGTTCTTTACGAATAGCCTTCCACTGTTCAACGCTTAGTATTACGGGCTTCATTAGCAATGGCTTGATAGCCCTGGTAAGTTGGATGGACACCGTCTTTGCTCAGAGGGTGTTGGCGGCTGTCAATAACTATGTCACCATACTTGTCGGCTACCTTACGAACATCACTGCGTTTATTATCTTTGATCGCAGGCAAGATCCAGTAGACACGATCAGCACGTACTAGATGACGTAGTGTATCCAGTTCTTCATAGGTTTTGATTCTAGCCGTGTCGTTAGAACCCAAACTGATAATCACAGTCTTGGCTTCTTTGTTATTTGATCCTGTGTGCATGACGTGTCTATTGACATAGTCATAACTGTTAATACCGCTCTTGGCATAGGTTACACATTCTTTGCTTACCTGTCCTACACCTACTGCTAGGCTATCGCCCATGATTAAACATTCTAACATTATTATTCCTCGTAAATTTCCCAACATCCGCGATCGTAGTTCCAATGCCTGGTGTCGTGGATGACCAAAGTAAAACACCATGTAAACAACCCAAACTCAAATCTAAGGCCTGCATGATCCTGTCTATGTGTTAGTTCAAACACGAACTCTGCTAGTACATTACTACGATATACTTGGCACTCCCAGGCCTTGTGTTTGGTTAATTTATTACCCCAACACCAACCAGCATCAAATAAGGTACTCCAGGGATTAGTAATACTGAATCTAAAGTTAATCATGTCAACATCCAAACAATAAACAAGTAGGTAAAATAGTGTGCCATTTGATCTAGGCCCAGGTGATTCCAAAAAGCAGGCGTAGTAATATCTCTATTACCCCAGTTCATCTTGGCCCAGTCAATGTGATAGTGTAAAATGAAATCTATAATACCAGCTGTGATACTAAACCATAGGACCACATCTGCGGTGGCCAGCATCAGTAGCGTACCTATGCCATGTTTAAGGCTGTGCTTGATGCCCAGCCATCGACCATACTGTCCTTTGTTGTCTACTTCTTCTTGGGTTTGATCAACAAAGTCTATGTACCAATGTTTGATAAACAGCAGGCCCAGTAAGATGAATATTGCGCTAGAGTAATCCATTTCTTATCCTATGAAGGTATTCTCGTTTGAGCCAATACTTGTAGCGTTGGAAGTATTCTTTCTGGGTATAGGGCAGTTCGCCGTAGAGTCTATGTTCCTCGACGTTGTCGTACCAAATTTCCTGCACCCAACTACGGAAAGATTTTCTACTGATTCCCACACCTGCTCCCTGTAGAGTTTACGATATTATCTTGTATTTTATTACAATTAGTTAGATCTGTCAATGGTCTTGACTATAAGCTCAGTCCAATAGAGTTCGAATAGCATGGCTCGTTTGGGCACCCGTATGTTCATAACCCAAACATTATCCTGGGCACCGCCTTCATAGATAAACCAATCTTTGTACTTTTCTCCCAAGTTTTGAGCGGACCACTTGTAGAGTTCGTGCTTGTGTGTTTTCTTGATGTGATAACACCTAAATGGACGTAGATACTCTGTGACCATGCGTCCAAAGTCCGGATCTGATTCACCGGGCATTTTTACTGTGCCGCCACTGTCAAGGACTTGATTGTACTTGTTCAGATTCTGCATCGTTGTCGTGCTCCACAAACTTTTCAATTAGGTCAAAGTTTGCTTCAGCTCGTTGTATAGCTTCCCAGGCCCGTTGTAGTGCTGGATTGTTTCGTATCAATGATTGACGCTGTGCTTGTCGGTCACGTTCCTGTCTAGCCCAATCTAACAGCATCTGTGCTTCGCTATTTAGATCTACAGTAGCATAGTTCATGGCCAACTGCATCCAGTTGTTACCATCAAACACTTCCATATTTTGACTGGTAGTGTTGAACCGTATCTGCCCTACATTTAGAGCACCTGGAAAGTGATTTACATAGTTACTGGAGGGCTGTCCGTTTTGTACATTTAGGTAGCGGCCACCGGATATTCCTTTGATCATATTATTTCCTTGACATTTCTAACAGCAGTTGATAGTTACGCCAAGCTCGCTCCACACTGGGATTATTCTTGCGTACCACTTCATCTGCGACCATTTGATTGACCACTTGTACAGCGTAGTCGTGCTGTCGACTCATTTTAGTCCAGTATCGATCCTGTTCTACTAGAGTCTGGAACTCACGCTGAGGTATCAGCATTTCTACATAGCGTAGACGCACATGGTCTACCAAGCTCATGCTGGCAGTGACATTGGTCCAATCGTGCAGTCTAGGCACCTGGGGTTCCATATATTCCTTATGGGGGTGCAGGCTGGCCTGGGCACGGTATTTCTTTAGAAAATCATCTACATCTTGCATATTAACTATTCCACCTTAGAACAAACCAATCACGATCTTTACAATCTCGGAACCAAAACTTACGATTATTCATATACCAACGTTCACTGGGCGAGGGTGCAGTCTTGTCACCCCACATGTTGTGGCCACTAGAGCCAAATGTAGTCAAACACCAGGCCTGCATGTCAACCCACGAGCCACCCACGGGCTCTACACAGTAGTAGCGAGCACCGTAGACACGACCTTCAGTGAGTATCAGAGCTTCCAGGGGCTGACTGTTTAGATCCTGCATGAGTCGTTCGATAGCCTGGGCTGTGAACTGGCTCTTGCCCTGACCACGCCCTGTGATCTGTATCAAGCCCCGACCAATATAAACAGGCTCACTCACGGGGCACCTCAAACAGCAGGGTCTGATCATAGATCTCCAATAGATCCTGATCAGTTAGGTCAGCCAGTTCATCCTCAGTGATGCTGAAACGCTCAATCAGCTCTTCGGGATCAAAGGCAAACAAGATATACTCTATGATCAGTTCACGTAGGGTCAGCATGTTATTCCTTGACTATCAATTTGAACAGACCCTGCTTGGCCCTGGGTTGCCAATACTGAGCAGTGGGTCCACAGTCACGTTCACGGATCCTATAGCTGGCGCAGTTTTCATAGCCCCCGGGTATGTGCTTGACGCCTATCACAGGGTCCTCTACAGAGTGTGCTTCACGATAGCTGAGCCTACACTGTCGGCTGTAGGGCGAATTGAATCCGTGTGCTAACACTAGACTGACAGTTCTAAAACTATGGCGACAGTCCTTGCAGGTATATTGGCTCATACGGTCTCCTTGACATGTTTGCACGAGCCTCTAAAGGTAAATCCCGGACAGGTACAGCTGGGGTTTTTGCCCAGGGTTACTGTATAGTCCTGGCCTTTTGAACCCTGAACAATACGAGTAACAGTTTTAATAACACCCTCGCTGTACTCGTAGGCAACACCATCAATTTCACGGATGTTACGACGCTGTATGATACGGAGTCCCACTTGATCATTAGTCCGGATAGCCAGTTGGTCTGCGCCGGCCCATTTTACCTGAGTTTCTAGACCTTCATAGTAATGGAATTCGGGCACAGTAAAGAAGTATGCATCCCGGCGATCATACTGTGTATTATATACTTTGAGTCGCATATAGACCTTTCTCTGAGTTCGATGTAATACACTGAGTATAGCACCTAAACAGATGCTTGTCAACTCAACTAGTTCAAACTGTAGGTAAAGACCACTACACGGCGTGTTTGGCTGTCTGGGGGCAGTCTATGAGTGTGTTCATCTCCCCCAAAGGTCAGGGCCCAATCTTTGCGGCAGGGCCATTCATTGACTATCCGGCCTTCAAGGTCAAAGCTGACTGTTTCGGCTCCGGGCACATCATCCAAATACCACAGCCAATTACAGTGTGGCCAACGATGATCAGTATGGGGCATGACATACAGAGCCCCGGGCACCGCATGATGCACCTGATTGACTGCGGCACGATAGACCCTAGCAGGCTCAATGCCCTGCTCTGCTAACCAAGCAATAAAATGATCATAAAAGAACTGATAGTAGGGGCTGTTTATGATACCTTCCCGACCTTCCTGTTCACTGGGCAACATTAGGGTATGCGACCAAAAGGGCACGTTAGCCAAGGGCTGTCCACGATAGCAGTCACGAGGCACATGATTGATCTGATGTGTGTAGTAGTACCAGGGAAACCTAAAGTTCAGTATCTGTTCATCTAGATATTGTCTAGCAGAATCAGTGATGTTTAGGGGAGCATAGATGTTCATACTAGTAATTTATCCCCTGTAGGATAACTGTAACCAAGAAGCGGCTAGAGCCCAAACATGCTCGGAGAGCGGCGCGATAGTCCAACAGTCCGCGAAGCGGTCAGCGAAAAATTTTGAGCATCTAGCAAGCCAAAACCACTCGCCTAGTCCAAGGACCTACCCCTCGGACTAGACTCTGGGCTGATGATTAACTGACAGTTAAATCACAAGAACTGGACCAGTAAATATATGACCATGATTGAGTATGCACGTTGCATTTATCTTGCTTGGGCTAGACTGCACACAGCCGAGTATATCGAGACACACGAACAGGAAGTTCTAGATCTGATCAGCAGAGCTTTGGGCTATACACAACAAGAGCTACGAGCTAGACTCTGTAACGAAACATGGTATCTACACTAGTAAACGGCAAGACCCAACAATGACACCTCAGCAGGCTGAACAGTATATACTAGAGCAATTACAACTAATGGCTCAAGACCAGTATCCCAATAACAAAGACCTACAGAATCAGTTTAAAATTGGTTTCCTAACGGGTAATCTCGCATCAGCATTCCTGCATGACAATTACACATACTACCGTTTCAAAGAACGTGTAAGTCAATTGGGCTACAAGTATCCACGTAGTAACACACTGAACAAACGCTAACACACTACTGCATCGTAATATTCTATACTTACTAGAGTGAGTTATACTAGTTCTATAGTTATGGGCGGAACCTTGTTTAATAGCTAGACTATACTAGACGTATATACTAGTGAACAAGAGATATCGAGCAAGCTCGCTATGGGCTTACGCCCGTTAAACACTCAAACATACAGGCCCCGCTGTAGCTTTATACGTACCAATCGTTGTGAGGATGCGCTCGTAGATCACTGTCTATGAGCAGAGCCCAAGTGACTAGATGTTCTGGAATATAGAAGTAGTTAACAGGATTAACAGGGCCTGCAGAGAACCATCCTTGATCCTTGAGCAACTGCCAAAGCTGTTGCTGTGTGTCAGGATCTGCCCAAGATGAATAACAGTAGACTCGCATTGAGTATTTACTGCTGACTGCAATATGGGCTATAGGCCCCGCTGTACGGCCTAGTGTATATAAGCTAGACTAGCATAGGCCCCGCTGTAAGGTCTGCTATAGCGAGTAACCATTTTAACTATGCCCATTTCGACCACCTGTCAAGAATTTTTTGACCCTATGCCGGCACCATGGCCGCCACGATTCTGACGCAAAATCTAGGATTGGCCACACAATTCCACACAATTCTACACTTTTCTGCACTTTTCCTATCCTGGCACCACCGTTTGCGGCACCTATACGCAGGCACTAGTGATCTAGATCACACAATTCTGCATTCTAGATCAGGTTTACACAAACTTGTTGTATAATAGTCAATCTAGATCAGGGTTATGTAACGCATTATATACAAGCAGGGGCGGTAGGGAGCCTAGATAGTATAGTATTAAGGGGCTGGCCTAACCGTTAAATACTTGATGATCAACTATAAGATGGTTCCCCTAGCACACGTAAGAGTACGGGATCATGACTATGCTGTATATATTAGTCTATGTCTACACACCCGTTCAATGCACATATTCAAGTATAATGATCTTTGCTGTGAATATGATGTATTTGATGTGCAGGAGGAGGCCACACGATTTATAGAACAACCATTGCCCAAGCCCAGAGCCCGATCTAAATAAGAACGATTCGCACGTAAGAACTGTTCTTATCTAAGTTAATAACCCTTGTGTCAACCAGGGTATTTTTTTCTGTGGCTTTTATGCCACGGGCGAGTGCGGTGTTTGTGGCTCAAAAACAACACTTTTCTAGGCGGATTTTGGTTGACAGTTTGGCTGGGGTCTGCTATACTATAGTCATAGTGAAGGAGCGAACAATGGCAAGAACCCGTAAAATCCGTTCAGACTGTAATTACATCATCTACGAAGCGGTGGACGAGCATGGTGAGAACTACATTGGGCTCACACGAAAAGCCACTACCGTAGTCCGTTCAGTCAAAGAGCGGTGGCGTAAGCATCTGTCCAGAGCTCGTAACGAGAATCGCGAGTGGGTACTATATCAGTATCTAAAGGCGGGTGCCCTGGACTTCCACTGGGAACATAGAGTCCTGGAGATCGTCCGAGGACGCAAGGCGGCCTATGCTCGTGAGCGTGAGATCGTTAAGATCCAAAAGCCCACACTCAACGATCAGTATCTCTAAGGATTGGTTGACAGCTGGTCCTTAGAGTGCTATACTATAGGCTACAGTAAACGATTAGGAGCGAACTATGAAACTGTTATCTACAGCCAACCCAAAGATCCAAAAGGGCACCAAGCTCGGCTATTTGAGCTTTATCCTGCATCTTGCACCTGCCCAACTCAGCGGTAAGGAGACTTGCCCTAAGCGAACCGCAGGCTGTACTGAGGCTTGCCTTAATACCGCAGGCAGAGGGGGCATGTTCCGCAAGGGCGAAAACACCAACGTGATCCAGCAGGCTCGTATCCGCAAGACCAAGATGTTCTTTGAAGATCGCGATACCTTTATGGAGTACTTGGAGCAGGACATCAACCTGGGCATCAAGCAGGCAGCTCGCTTGGGCTTGAAGCCCGTGTTCCGCTTGAATGGTACTTCAGACCTTGCTTGGGAGAAGTATAAGCTCAAAGGTTCGGACATGAACGTCTTTGAAATGTTCAACGACATTCAGTTCTACGACTATACTAAGGTCCTGGGGCGCAAGGTTAAGGATATCCCCAACTACCACTTGACATTCAGCGCCGCAGACGGCAACGAATCAGACGTACAAAAGGCAGTGAGTGCAGGTATGAACGTGGCTGTGGTGTTTGATCGCCTGCCCGAAACTTACCTGGGCCGTGAGGTTATTAATGCAGACGACACTGATCTCCGCTTTTTGGACCCTAAGGGTACTATCGCAGGGCTTAAGGCCAAGGGTCGTGCTAAAAAGGACACCACTGGCTTCGTGCGCAGGGTGATTGACATCCAGGCAGTTTGAGCTTATACTATAGGCTAAGTTAACAAAAAGGAGCGAAGTATGGACATCAAAGCAATCAACACCGCAATCATTTCGGGTAACTTTACCGCTACAGAACTGGACAGCCTGCAGGATGCTATCAAGTTCGCCCGTAGCAAGACTGCTCGTACCAATGCCTTTACTTTCAAGGCTGGTAGCAAGGCCAAACTGACCCACGATAAGCTGGGTGGCACTGTGGTTGTCACGGTAGGTAAGATCAAGATCAAGAAGGCAGATGTGGTAGTAGATAAAACGGGTGCTCGTTACTCCGTCCCACTGTCCATGCTGGAGGCTGTATAATGAAGACCATACAAGAAATCTTTCCGGGCATTATGATCTACGATACTGAGCCAGTGGCTGTAGAGAACCCGTTCAGTGGGGAGAGCTATACCCTAAGCCCTGAAGAAGTGGCGGTCTACGACTACCTCAAAGGGTGCGAACTCATTGGTGACTATGCAGGTGTCCGCAAGGCCCTGGACTGGTTCATGGATAACAATGCAGAAGCCTACATGGCTCTGCTGGACTAAGGAGCAGATATGTACACGGTTATCGTTTATAAGGTAGACAAGCGGACAGCATACCGTCAAGCATACATGGCGGGCGGCACATGGATTCCGCTATGAGATCCACGAAACTATGGTCACCCGTAAGAACCTAATGGGTGGTGCTGAGTATCAGGAGCGGTTCGATACGCCCAGGTACTGTAGCCCTAGTTCAGAAGCCTACTGGTCAATGTAGTACCAAGGCCCCCATCGCCTGGACCCTCTCCATAGGACTTGGGTTCTGCAACCGGGGGCCTTCCTTTTAATCACCCGCCAAAACCGACAGGCACCCTCGACGTCCACCCCCTTTAAGTTCGAACATGTGTATATTATACCCTCGTGGGCCCAATCTGTCAACCGAAAGGCCGGAATACCCGAGTAACCTGTAGGGTCTTTAGACATAGGGGTTGACAATTTGGGCTAGGTATGTAATAATACACATACTGCAACAAAGGAGCGAACTTTATGCAAACAAACTGCCTAGCCCGTGCTACACTAGTAAAAAGCCGTAAATTGCAAAATACGCAATTTTATAAACTCAAAGTAGCATTTAATGTTACGCAAGTAAACCCTGTCACCGGCAAGTATATTTTCCCTACACAAAAAGCCTGCGCTTATGTAAGCGGAGACATACAAATAGACGAATTAGGGCGTGTGCTTGTTAATGTGCAAAATGTTATCCGTAGCAAAAATATAGAACTTGTATAACTTGTAGGGTTATTGCACAGCAAGTTGACATTTTGGACTTGCTGTGCTATAATTGTTTTTTAAGTAGCAAAAGGAGCGATAAATGCAAAAACTTACACTAGTGCGTTACGAACGTGACGAAGACTGTATTATTACAGAGTTTGCTTGCGAATATGCAGTTACTACAGCTGGAGACGGCTTGTGGGGGTGCGAAGCAGGTAGGAAAGTAAATGTTACAGGTATTACTATTATTAATAACATTTACGACGGCGAGATTTATACGCAAGTAAATGTTACACACGACAGTACTTGGGACATTTATACAGACACGGGTTTTGAAACTGCTATTAGCGACGCTTTAGGCTTTGCTGTTACATTTACAGAACAAGGTATGCAAGACGACGAGTTTGCGAGTATGGAAGCATAAAACAAATAGCACAGCACAGTTGACATTTTGGCTGTGCTGTGCTATACTGTTGTTTTAGTAGTTAGAAGGAGCGAAAATGCGTAAAGTAGACAAGGTGCTAGCACTGCTAGCAGAGGCACGTGCATTGTGCGACGAGCTTACTATTGACGGTGTTAAGTTTGGTGAGGACACAGACTGCGATAACGCTTTTTATGACGTGTTTGAGAAGCTGGATACTGCACAGGAGGCAGTGGGCTTTTACTTTGATTTGGAATAAGGAGCGACAATGTTGACAGCAAAACAAAAAATTGAGAAGTTGCAGGAAGCTATTGCACTGCTACAAGATGTAGATGCACTACAGCAAGTAGGCATGGAAGGCTTTGACAGTGACGTGTGCTATGAATTGCACAATGAGATTGAGAACATTATAGACACGCTAGGCGAGGCTATAGGGGAGTTAGAGGTAGAGAATGCTTAATAGTATTTTAAAGTGGACTGCGCTTGCGGCAACGCTGACGGGTGCAGGCTTCACTGCCTTTGAGCTACACTTTGCCAACAGAGAGTTGCTGGCACTGGGTAGCCTGCTGTACTTGGTATGGAGTGTACGCATTAGAGAGGCTAACTTGATAGCTGTTAACGCAGGCCTATTAGCCCTATACGCTGTAGGGTTATTCTTGAAGTAGGTTGACTGTTTGGGCTAGGCTTGCTATAATTTGGGCATAAGGAGCCGTTATGTACAATCAAGTCAAGCTAGCCCGTTTTGCCGCTAAAAATAACCTTACACTTTTCCAGCTTATTGAATACTGGAACTTTTTCGACGAGGACGCACCTGCGGACATTGTCCAAGCATACGAAGCATTTTTTGCGGAATATAGGGACAATGTACAGGAGGAAGTCCGCATGGCACTAAAATAACCCTTCGGTTGACAGGGCGATCGTTTGGTGCTATAATATACACATACTAAAGGAGCGAACCTATGTTAAATGTCGATAAAGTAGCCCGGGTCTATTCCGGCAAGATTGGTTGTATGTGTGGTTGCAAGGGCAAGTACACCTACAATGAGGGCGTGGCCCACGAGGACTGGCAGGGTGCGGTCAATGTGCGTACCGTGCGTCTGTTCACCAAGCAGGTCTTGTCTCACCCTAATGTCAAGTGGGAAGACAATATTGCTTTCGTTGAGGAAGCAGGCCGCATTAAGGTTGTATTCTTTAAGGAGCAGGAATGATAACTGCTGACACGCTGAGTCGTATGACCACCTTCTCTGCAGAGGGCCTTACCGCCCTTATCCGCAAGGCCGGCTACAAGAAGGACAGCTTCAAAGAGGCCCAGTTCCTGGGCATAACCAATGGTGGGCAATACTGTTACAAGGTGCTCTACTTCGATGGGTTTATGGGCGAGGATGCTTGGACTAAGGTGTTCGTAACGCATGACCAGTTTGAGCAGACTACTGTAGCAGACTACTAGGTTGACAGATTGGCTAGGGTGTGCTATAATATACACATACTAAGGAGAGCGACATGGCACTAGTAGACGGACAAAGAGTTAAAGTTGGCGACTGGGTCTGCTTTAAGAGCGACATAGAACAGTCGGGTAGGATTACTGCAATCCTCAATGGCAACAGGCTCGTACTTGAAAACCCTAATGGCTTCCAGGGCGATTACATTGGCGGGCTTGAAACTACAATGCAGTCAGCGGTTGACTGTTGGATAGAGTGACAGTATAATACAGTTAATGGGCGGTACAGGCAGTCCTAGGTAATACCTTAATGCAGAGTCAAATCAAGTGCGTGCCTACTCTGCGCCCACCCTTCAACAAACAAGGAGCGAACCATGCGAGTACAAGACCTAATTGACGAGCTGAAGGCATATGACCCTGAAGCTGAAGTGCATTTCCACTATAACTATGGCGACCACTGGCGTACCCAAGTAGCACCCAAAGTCACCGAAGTGTTTGACGGCCCTGTAGAGTACAGTGAGTACCACCGTATGCACAAGCTGGCTGACGAGGACTACGACGACGAGTGTGGCGAAAATACTACACGGGTTGTGATCATTGGTTGACAAGTTGACCAATTGAGCATACAATAGAGTTATAGTAAACAACTAGGAGCGAAACAAATGGCTACACGTTCAACTATTGCGCTGGAATTTGCAGACGGTACTGTTCAACAAGTCTACTGCCACTGGGACGGTTACTTGGACAACAACGGCAAACTCCTGCTCAACAACTACAAAGACCCTTTCAAACTGCGTGACCTTATTGACTTAGGCGACATTAGCTCGCTAGGTCCTGAGATCGGCGAGAAGCACGACTTTGACATTCCGCACAAATACGGTACACCGGAGTACGAAGCGGAGCAACGGGTGCGTCAGGGCATTACTACTTTCTACGGACGTGACCGTGGCGAAGAAGGCACCCAAGCCCGTAAGTTTAAGGACTACGCTGACTATCGTGCCAATGCACAGTTCGAGGAATACAACTACTGCCTGCGTAAAGACGGCAACTGGTATGTTGAGTTCTACGGTCGCTTTGACGGCTTGCTGGAGCAGGCTATTATTGAAGCAGAAGCAATGGAGGCAGCATGAAAGCCTATGTAACTACTATCCTGCGTCAAGAGATTGAAGTACCTGAGGGTTGGGACCGTATGGATGTGTTTGACTTCCTTGGAGAGTATCAGAGCTTTCGTACCGCCTTCCAGGGTGTAAGCAACGAAGATCAAACAGCTCGTATCATTGACGTAATGGTCCTAGAAGAAGAAGTTACTGAACTTGGCGAGGAGGCCTACGATGACTAAATTTTGGATGGTAACTGAAGACCCGATGTATGACGAAGACGGGCAACTGGTAGACGAGGACTACATTGACCCAGATGAGTGGGACGAAGCATTTCCTCCGGAAGAGATCGACGAAACCTACGATCCTTTTGAAACTGTTAATAGCTAGTTCGCTCCTAGCACGGCCAGACCCCCTCCGACATGGGGGTCTTTTTTTGGTTGACACCTAGCCCAAACGATGTTATAATATACACATACTAAGGAGAGCGACATGCAGATCGAAGGACTGAACAAAACCCAGCGAGCCCTAGCAGACATCATGTGGGGCATGGACAGCAAGGATCAGGTCACAGCATTCATCGGATCACTGCGTGGACAGCAACAGCGTGACGCCCAAACCGTGCTAGAACTGATGCTGTTAGCCATTTGGGACGAGTGCGAAGATACCCAGGATGCCTGTAGGGTTATTGATCAGTTCCGGTTGACAGACTGAGTCCAATTTGCTATACTATAGGCTAAGTTAAACAAAAGGAGCGACAGATGAACATAGCAACTATCGAACAGTATGTGGATGGTATCAACCGTTGGGGTGCCCTGTTTGGTAACAAACCCCTGAGCCTGCTCAACGCCAAGGACCGTCAAAAGATTGCAGATCGCATTGACTCTGACCTTAGCCCTGAGAACTTGACCTGCGATGGTGAACTGCCCCGTAGCCAAGTCCAGCAACGCTACCAGTTCCTGACCCGTGCGGCCCGTGAACTGCAAAGCATTGACCCTTCAGTAACCTTTTACGAATTCAGTTGACAATAGGGCCGAAAGGCCCTATAATTGATACATACTTAAACACAAGGAGCGACTTATGCCAAATTGGTGCAACAACACACTAGAGATTACCCATCCTGATCCTGCTATGATTGAGCGGGCGCGGGTGGCATTCGCAGAGGGCAGACTGCTTGACGAGTTTGTGCCTGTGCCCAAGGACTTGCATATCGTAGCGGGCCGTGTAGGTGCCGACAACGACCCTAAACAGATTGAACTAGAAGCACAAGAGAAGAGCAACCTAGACAAGTATGGCTACAAGACTTGGTATGACTTCTGTGTCAACGAATGGGGCACCAAGTGGGATGTAGGTGGCGATGGCTACGAAGCACAGGATATCCCTAACGGGTTGATCATGTCGTTTGATAGTGCATGGGCCCCTCCTTGCAATGCCTACGAGAAGATGTTGGACTTGGGTTTCAGCATCCGTGCTACTTACTACGAACCCGGTATGGCTTTCTGCGGTGAGTGGGAAGACGGTAACGATGACTTCTACGACATCAGCAACATGACTAGCGATCAAGTTCGTGACCTGTTGCCCGAGCATCTCGATGAATCCTATGGTATTAGCGAGTGCATTGCCGAGTATGAGAATGAAGAAAAGGACGAGGTCCAAACATGGTATGAAGAGGGTGTGGAATCAAAAGGATTGGAGCCACACAAAGTAAATGAGTAAACTAGAGATCTACCTAAGGCCGCTGGTGCTGTTTGATGCAAGTAACAAAGAGCACCGGCAGCTCTACTTTAACTATTTGGCAACAGGTGGTTGGGCAGGATGTCCATATCGGTTCGCTATAGCAGAAGATTATGGGAACTTGATTGGACATATACAGCGAGAGCTTTTGGAATACTATATGGGCCGCGAGTTCAAAGGTAAGATCAAAGAAACAAGAGTTTTGGTTCGCCAAAAGAAGAAGAAAAAGGTTGACAACTGACCCAAATAGTTGTACAATATGGACATGCTAAGGAAACTGGCATAAACTAACTAAACCACACACAGAAAGAGGTATTAAAATGGCTACAGATAAATTGTTTAACGTTTGCGGTGTTTCGAAGCTTGATGGTGAGTACAAGGTGCGCTTTGCTACTGACATCATGCGTATCAAAGTACTTGCTAAACACGGTCACGAAGACATTCGTTTGGCTGAGTTGGACAAGGCTGTTTCTAAGTACGAAGCAGTTACTCAGATCAAGACCATGGCTGAGTTCGCTGATGCGGCTGCTCAGGCTGCTATCGCTGAGTACCTTGAGGACAAAGCACCTAAGGCTCCTAAAGCTAAGGCAGCTCCTGCTCCTAAGGCTAAGGCTGCTAAGGCACCTGCCAAAGCTACTAAGGCTAAGGTTGAAGCTGATCTCGAAGACGCACCTTTCTAAGAGACTAAACAGAACGGCCCGGGTGCGATTCCCGGGCATCACTTCATATACACGACTAACATGAGCTGGACGCAATACGAAGTTTGGGCCGAAATGGATGGCCACCAAGAACTGATCGAAACCACACATTCCCGGAAAGAAGCAATAGCACTAGCAGAGAAGACATTCAATGACGGGTGCGATTTCGTGGAAGTATTTGAAGAAACCAGTGATGGTGACTACCAATCAATCAAACAACTAAGTAGATAGAGTGTAGGGCCTATAGCTCAGTTGGTTAGAGCAGTGGACTCATAATCCATTGGTCCCTGGTTCGAACCCAGGTGGGCCCACCAACATTCTGCCCTTAGTTCAGCTGGATAGAACAACGGCCTTCTAAGCCGTAGGTCAGAGGTTCGAGTCCTCTAGGGCAGGCCAACACAGGGTGTTGTATTAATACAACATCCTTTTCTTTTGGTTGACAGATTGGCTAGTCGGTGCTATAATATACACATACTGAAACATTAGGAGCGAACAATGATCAGAGTCTTTAATTCAGCAAACCCCGGTTCCGAGCAGATCCTCGACGAGCAAGATGTTACAGTTCGTGGCATCCGGCTCAACGCATTCAACGAACCCATCCTCACTTTCGCCCACCCAGACTTCCCTTTAGGAGATCTCCGTGCTACCTACTCGGGCACGATTTGGCAGTGCGATCTTGATTGACAACCGGACCGTTTGGGCTTATAATATACACATACTAAGGAGAGCGATATGATTACACTAGAAACTCGAGAGAACTATGATACCACCCACGGCGGCCCATTTGACCGTGGCTCAGCAGACAGCTACTACGGTCGCCCACGTGATCCGCACTGGTATCCAGAGGGCACCTACAACGGTGAGCGCATCACTAAAGATGCTATGACTCCTCAGCAGATCCAAGCCTACCTCGCAGGCTACCAATACAATGAGCAGTTCGGTGACAAGAAGGACTGGGGTTAATATGGAACTCTTCAAAGAAGACCTCAAGATGCTGGGCTATGCCCTAGTGGTCTACGCTGTGCCCTTGACGATCTACTGGCTTTTTATTGGTTGACAGTTTGGGCCCGTGGTGCTATACTATAGGCTAAGTTAAACAAAAGGAGCGAACTATGATGCTAGTAATCCGTACACAATACATGGAAAACTATGGTGCCCACGACTGGGACGGTACTGGTGCTTGCCCCCAGTACTGGAAGTTCAAGGGCGGTAGCGAGTACAAGGTCGTTGGCGTTCCTCTTAACATCGACTACGCAGAAGTGGTCGCTATGGCGGGTGTAGAAACCGACAACGACTACTGCCGTGAGTATGTCCTGGATTGGAGCATCGAGGGCGATGACTACCTCTCCGAGTTCGAGAAGAGTCAGCTGGAGTATGAAGGTGAGATCCAGTTCAAGGAGCCTGTGATCGAATACGCAGAGCTCAACGATCGTTACGAAGATCCCCGGGCCTATGCAGAAGCAGCCGCTGATGCCGACGCCCAATACTATGGAGCCTAATATGACTGACATCCTAATCCTAGCCTTTCTCGAAACTATTGAACTCTGGGCTTTCCTGAGCATACTGGCAATAGCCCTAGCCTTTGAAGGGTTAATCAACTGGTACAGATCTAAAACGGTTGACAACCCATCCATTTGGTAATATACTATAGGCTAAGTTAAACAAAAGGAGCGAACCATGCAATACACTGTAGAACAAATCCGAGACATCGTAGCTGAAGCTAGCACTGCCGCTACTGAAGCCGCAACCCTGTTCTTCCAAACTCGACTAGGCGGCCGTGATCAATACGCCTGTGGCTTTGCCTGGGTAGACATCCTGGGCATCAAAGGCAACACCAAGCTGGGCCGCGCAATGAAAGAGGCAGGCATCCGCAAGAGCTACACTGGATCATTCCAATTGTGGAACCCATCAGGTCTGCCCGTACAGAACGTAGACACTCTGGAAGCGGGTGCAGATGCGGCCGCTAAGGTCTTCCAGAAGTATGGTTTCACTGCCTACGCTGGTAGCAGACTGGACTAAGGAGCAGACCATGAGCAACCAATGGCGAGTAGGTTTTACTGTATATTTGAACGATGCTATGACCGAAACACAATCAGATCTAACCAATCTGGAGACTGTGGTCACAGCATTCCAACCCAGCCAAGCAGAAGCTATGGTCCGGGCACAGTATAACAATAGAGCACATATTTGGTACTGTCGCCCAGCCGAATGGGCTTGACAACTAGACCAAGCGATCTTATAATTAATGTTTTACACACAGGAGCGATTTAAATGGCAAGAGTTATGACCCTAGCGGCAGTTACTGAAAAGACTCGTTCAAAGCGTTCAGGCACCAGTGAGAGCCTGGAGATGGAGCCTATTGAGAAAGTACTAGTAGAGTCAGATGAAGAAATCATGAACCGTTTGGCTGCTCGTTTCGAAATCCTTATGGAGATGACACGTGCCGTTAAGAAGGGCGATGTTCGTGCAATGATCGTATCAGGCCCTCCGGGTGTGGGCAAATCGTTTGGTGTTGAGCAGGTCTTGTCAAAGCATGATGTGTTTGCAGATGTAGCCAACGATACTAAACTTAAGAAGTACGAAGTGGTCAAGGGTGCTATGAGTGCCATTGGTTTGTACAAGAAGCTCTACGAGTTCTCAGATCGCAAGTGTATCCTAGTGTTCGATGACTGTGACTCAGTACTGCTTGATGACCTTAGCCTTAACATCTTGAAAGCCGCTCTGGACAGCTCTAAGAAGCGTACCATCCACTGGAACACAGACAGTCGATTGCTACGCACAGAAGGTGTGCCCAATTCATTCGAGTTCAAGGGCGGTGCTATCTTTATTACCAACATCAAGTTCGATAATGTACGCTCAAAGAAACTGCGTGATCACTTGGAAGCACTGGAGTCACGTTGCCACTACTTGGACTTGACTATTGATACTGCACGTGAGAAGCTCCTGCGTATCCGTCAGGTAATCCGTGACTGCGGCATGCTTGATGACTATGGGTTTGATGACACAGTCAAAGCACAGGTCGTAGACTTTATTGAGCGTAACCAAAAGCGTATGCGCGAGCTGAGCCTGCGCATGGTGCTCAAGGTAGCAGATCTAGCTAAGAGCATGCCACACAAGTGGGAAGCTGTAGCAGAAGTAACTTGCATGAAGCACTAATAAGCTACAGCAAGTAGGACAGGCCCAACGATTCGCTCCCGGTAAGCCTGTCAAGACCGAACCCGATTCGCTCCCGGTATTAGGTCATGTTGTGCCCCAGGATTCCTCCCCGGTTTCCTGGGGTTTTTTTTGGCCGGAAGGTCGGTCGGTGGTGGTCGGTGGTCTCTCTGGGGGGTCGGGGTTATATTATAAAAACTGTTGCTATTTTACAACAGTGGCAAGCAAATTTTGGTGGGTATAGACGCAAAATCACCATCATGAATCTATAAGTACTTCTTTTTAATTTTTCGTACGCTAGAAATTTGCGGAGCAAGGGACCATTTCATGGGCCCAAAAACGACCCCACTAGAACCCTAAGTACTTCTCAAATTTTTTACGCGACCAAATTTTTTTATCCTGTAGACCCATTTGGCATATATAGTAAAAGGACACTATCATGCTCATGCTCTACTTTACCGTCGCTGGTTTAATCTTAACTCTATGGTTTAACTCAGCCATTCTAGGACTGGCTGTTGCTGGTCTAATTCTAGTGTGGATCGCAGTTATAGCTTGGCGTACACGCAACGAGCCCCACGATCCTTCACTGTACTAAGGACTTACATGCATCACGATCCCTATAATCAAACTATAGAATTCAAGGGCAGAACCTATCGCTACGATCCAGATTTTGACTGTTTTTATCCTGCAGAAGGATCTATGAACACCTGGGATCGTTGGGGTTGGCTTGCTGTCATAGTTGTACTGGCCCTGCTCACATTCATTGTCACACGATGACGCAGTATGCAGTATTAACAGCGGATCCGCAGTTTCTTGATCTCAGCCGTTTTATTACTCTACACAGCTTACACTACGAACCACACTTAAATCGTACTCGTGTATGGATCAGTGATCCTAGAGTTGAGCTACTGTTTCTAGCACAGTTTACTTCTGCGTTTAGGGTTCTAGAATCAGAGTCTATCTAGCTTAACGGTTCTTAGCTTTTACTTTGACTTTCTTGCCCCACAATGGATCATTATAGGGATTATGGTTAGCTATAGTGCCTTCGTAGTACTCAATTAGACCCCGCCAAGGACCTTGATGCACCTGTTTAAGTGCAAACTCATCTGCTATCTGCTGTGCTAGTTGAGGATCTGTTGGTGGCTCTGCGCCCGGGTTCATGTCTACACGAGTTACTGTGTTACCTTTGCTATTACGTGCTAGTATACGATATGGCATAACTGTTCATTTCCTTGTTGTATATTTAGCCCCAGTTTAGTATGAACCAAACACAATCACGCTCACGCACAAAACCCACTTGTCCAAACTCTGTGTCGTTAAACCAATCCCATGTAGTACCTTTAGGGCCTATGTGCTGTTCCAACCAATCTTCTATGGCTATCACACGATCTATCCAATCTATCTGCGGCTGTGGGCAGGCAGTTTTAGTCCAGTCTACTGAGCAGGTAAACACCTATAGATCCCACATTTCTCTGAGATGATCGCAGTAGCGTACTGCTGTCAGGGTCATTTCTGCTGTAAATTCAAAGTGTTGATTTAGTACTGTGATAGCTGGGTGCGGATTTACCTTTAATACTCGTGAGTAACAGCCCTGACCCATGTCCACAAAGTAACTGCTTTTTATACCTCTGCGCTCCATTAGCTCTGGGAACACCGCACGGGTAAACCAACAGGTATTGCCCAGTTCCAGTGCTTCTGCTGTAGTACGCAGAGTTAGATAGCGTTCTGCGTAACTGGGTTCGGGTTGCCAGGGATTCTTCGCCAGCTTGTCTGCTAGGATCTTTACTGTGTAGTCCAGCACAGGTTCGGGCATGGTCCAACCCTGGCGATCACAGGTTTCTTGGAGTATATCTCGGAAACCCTTAACTGCGGTGTAATTTAGCATAGTGTGATTCCTTGCTAGATTACTTATTTATTGGTTTTACAGTTCGCGGAACGCTGGTTCGCGTTTTACCGCTAGCCGCTTCGCGGATTTGTAATTTTACCGCGCTTCGCGAATTCTAAATTTTTGCGCTGACGCTTCGCTTGTTTATTTGGCGTTTTCCGCTTCGCGGTTATAGTACTCGTAGTTGACTGAGGTAGCGTTTTCTCTTCTGATACGAGCACCGTTTTTAAGATGGAAACGGCGAGCCATGTCTGTTTGGGGGCTGAGTGTTACTATGCCTTTGAGTGTGGCATATTCTTCTTTGAGCCAACGAGCCGCTTCCTGTAGCAGTTCAGCTCCTGCGCCCGGTGCATAGCTCCATATGGTGTAGAATACTGCCACTTCTTTGTCATGTGGCATGTTCTGTAGATCTTCTTCTGTAGCGGGTATGTCTTTGAGCCAGGCCATGCAGGTAGCGGCCAAGACTTCGTCTCCAGCTTTGAGAATCAGTATCTCGGCAGCATCATTTACACGCTGTTCAAGAGGTATGTGTGGACGTACGGGGTCGTCTTTGATTATTGAGACCAATGGGTCAGTGATGTCGCGGATATGATGTATGGGCATGGCAGTTCCTGGGCTTTATATGGGTATTTATTAATTTTACAATAAAACACCCACTTAATTCAAATTCAATTTAGCCGATAAATATACTATCGGAGATAGTACAATGCCTGCTTACACTACACAATATACTCAATTGGATTTCAATGCTGCCACTGCTGTGATGACAGTACGAGTGGACTATTTGAACAGCAACCTTGACGTGCTCAGCACCAAGGACTTTAGGATCACACTACCTGTAGATTCACTGGGCAACGTACCCACTGGTACCCAGCTAGATGATCTGGTCAATGAGCGTATCACTAGAGAAACAGTCATAGTTCCTACCAGCTGGACCATACCTGTTACTGGCGTGGCCAATGCTGAAGAAATCATCGGTGCCACTGACTCAATTGAACCCAGCGAAGGCATTCCTGTGCTGATCGTACCTGTGGGCAGTAGTACAGGCTTTACAGCCAGCATATTGATAGCCACTACTCCCGATGCTGTGGCTCTAACTGAAACCATAGCTCGTGCAGACGTTATGGCGCCTGGCGACTTTGTAGCTGGTGATTTTATCCTGGACAATGGTAACGTCAACGGTGCTAGTCTGACTCGTATCAGGGGTATTTCTGGAGGCGCATTTACTGATGACGTTGAAATAGCCATGGACAATACTACGGTACCTGCGCCGGTGCTGTCAGCTTATCCCTATGTATTCCAGGATCCCCTGCCCGAAGGTGCTGACTTTAATGACTATATAGGACAGTACTATATTACGCACGATCCTATAACAATCAGCGGCAGTTATGCCATAGCTGTGTTTAACTACTAAACATCATCTGTGGGTAGATTGTTTAAGAGTTCACGTAGTTTGCTAGATTCAACCTGTGCTGTGACCTTGGGCACTGGTGCACCTGATGTAGGCACTACTTCTCCAGTACTAGGATCCACGGTTTGACGCTGTTTGATTTGAGCCAATAGACTAGATCCTGCTGACTGTGCCCCATTACCGTAACCATCTTCTTCAGCTAGATCACGTATGCGTAGTGTGTCCACATCAAACTCTAGATCAATCTTTTGACCAACACCGCTTGATGAGCGAGTCTTCATTAACTGTAACTGATAGCGTCCACGCTCACGCATGGCTCTGGACGTAAAGATACCAAACACGTTATCTGCTGTTTGAATCTTAGATAAGCCACCCGAAATATGACTGTGATCAAATTCAACTTCTTCAACAGCACCACGATTAAGCTGACTTGCTGTGACGAATATGGTCTGTTTTTCCATAGCCAAGTTACGCAACTCTTCTGATACGAACTTGTCCTTGATAAACAGATCTGCTGGGCTGATTTTCTTACTGATGGGCATTAAGAGATCCAAATAGTCTACTAATAGTACATCTGCCTTTTTGCCCAGTTTGATTTCATACTCTTTTAAGTAACTGCGGATATCATTGGCTGTCTTACCTGACGGCATGTACTTGACTTGGAAACTGCCCGACTTCTTGCCAATCATCTTAACCTTCATTTCCACGTCATCGATCTGTTTGAAAATCTCACGAGTAGCAATACCAGTTACCATAGCATCCACACGCATTGATACCAGTTCTTCTGAAAGTTCGAATGTTAGATAAATTACGTTCAATCCTTGTAAGGCCCAGTTTACGCCAAGGTTAGCAAGAAAGAGGGATTTACCTGCACCTGATCCACCTGCAAAAATGTTAAGTTCTCCACGATTCATACCTCCGAACAGTTTGTCATCAATGGCCTTCCACCCTGTTGATATCTGTCCATTCTTTTCTTTGATCTTCATCAGTCTTGCACGGGGATCAGCAAAATAGTCTGTGCCCATGTCTTTCTGTAGACCTATCTGTACTGCACGTTTGATCTTGTCTTCTACAGGACCATACTCACCTTTTTCCAGCATGTCTGCCGATTCAAGAATAGCACGTTCTAGTCCTTTATGTCGAATAAATGTTTCAAAGTCACCTAGCAGCCAATCATAGTGTTCTTCACGTAAATCGTTGGGCACTTTAAATTCTGTACCGCAGGCCGCATTGATGATGTCCTGCGTGGGCATGACTGAATGTTCTTTAACATACTCATTGATAAATTCTGCGGGTGTCTGTAGTTTGCGATCAAAAAGGCTATGATCAAAGATACTTTGACAGCGAGCAAATGTAGCCGCATCACTGAGCATCATTTCCAAATAAACTTTTTGTATTTCGTAACCGTAGTCTGTATTCTGTTTCATCTGTATATTATATTATCTCTTATGAGAAAATCCTAGTTTTATATAGCCGTTCAAATCTTCGGGCGTCATTACTGTCGTTGATCATGGGCTCGCCACGGATGTTTAGGCTGGTGTTCAGTAGCATGGGACAGCCGGTACGTTTGAACCAAAGTTCTAGAAGCTGTCTAAAAGGTGATCCATCATTGGGCACAGTCTGCACACGACTAGTTCCGTCCTTGTGTACGATAGCAGGATACTTATCAGGTTCACGGCACAGGGATACAGTCTGCATGTATCTGCTGTTTTCCCAAGCATAGGGCAGTCTAAAATACAAGTGTGCCTGTTCCTCTAATATAGCAGGACCAAAAGGACGAAAGTCTTCTCGATGCTTGATCTTGTTGACTAGGTCTTTGATGTCAGGATCACGAGGATCAGCTAGTAAACTCCTATTGCCCAGAGCACGTGGGCCAAATTCAGCAGGGCCACGGGCTACACCTGCTATTCGATATTTTTCTAACCAATTGACTATGTCTTCATTAGACTCTCTATAGCCCATGTCGAAGCCCAGGTAGGGTGTAAACTTGTCGTTGTCTATACGCCATTCTGGATGTACTGCTAGAACTGCGCCTAGACTGCTACCAGCATCACCGGGATTAGGCATGATCCACACGCTGTCAAAATGTTTGCCGATTAGTCTGTTGGCTAGGCAGTTAAGAGCACAGCCGCCCATGAGCACTAGATTTTTACTGCCAGTTAGTTCTTTGGCTAGACTTAGTGCTGATTCAAAATAAGTTTCGTAGACTAATTGTGTAGCAGATGCTAGGTCAAAACTGTCTTTGACTGTTAGATCCGGAGCCCAATCAGTGCAACCTCGATGCAGATTCTTTTTAAATCTAAATGAGTCGTAGTCATTGACAAAGTCTTGTTCTATACGAAGTTTTAGTCGATCATCACCGAACGCACTCATACCCATTAAGATGTATTCGTCTTCGTTAGGTTTTAGTCCTACACGTTGGGTCATTGCTGAATAAAACAAGCCCACTGAGTTAGGAAACCACTTGCTGTAGACTTTTTCTAAAGTCTGTCCCTTGGCTTTCCATATGGTCAATGTTTCAAACTCACCTATAGCATCTATGACTACTACTGCCGCATGATCATAGGGACTAGTATAGTACCCGCCAGCGGCATGTGCATGATGATGACTGACCTGCTTAACAGGTGCATGTATCTCATATCTAGCCATATATATGCCAAGATCGTTATCTCTGGCACGCCATCCTTGTCCTGCAAAAAACTGTCTTAGTGTTTTTAGTCTTGTGTTTTCATACCATACTACTTCGTTAGGATTACCCCAATGTTTGGCATAGTGTACTAGTTCTTTACAAAGGTCTCGCTCGTTTTTAACTTTAGTAAAACGTTCGCTGTGACTGGCAAATACTAGTTGTCCTTCTTTGAATACCGATATAGCGGCATCGTGGCTGTTAGCTGATATTCCCCAAGTAATCATTTGTAGATAAACGGATCTCGTTTCCTAAGTTCTTTTATCCTTTTTCTCATACGTAGGTATGCCAAAGGATTTTTAATAAATTGCCATAATTCATAAAACATCATTCTTCAACCTTAAACCATTTTTTAGCACGTAGTTGTATCTTCAGACTGTTAGATTCTCGAGCTTCTATGATCATCCATAGTACTGTTAATCTACCTAGCTTAACTACGGCATCATTAACGTCTTTGATACCTTCGGGCCAATCGGGCATACTAACACTCCACCCGTGTTCTACAGCCTGCTCTACTGTCCTAGGACCTTCATGATCTCTATCAGGCACTAAAATGATTTCACGACCTAATTGTCTTAATAGCCAGTTTTGACTATCTTTGATTTCTGCACCTAGTAAAGCACACCCATCAATACTTATCGCATCAAACGGCCCTTCACAAACAATCACGAACTGTCTATCGGGTGTTTGTCTGTCTAGATTAAACACATAACCTGGTTGTTGTTCGGATATGTATTTGGGTTTAGTATCGTTGATCGCTCGAGCGGTGTATCCCACACAGGCTCCGTCTTTATAAAACGGAACGATCAATCGATTACTAAATCCAATTTTAGGAGTCCAATAAAAAGGATAGTAGTCCAAATACATTTTACGCTGTGCAATATATTCTAACACAGGAATAAGTTTTTCCGGAACATCATCTAACCAATTATTAATTAGTTTTGATTCCGGTGGTAATTCTCTATGATCAAACTTTGGAATTATATTGCGGACTTCGGCTGTAGAATCTTCATTAAGACGTAATGCTTCTAATCTCAATTGGCTGATAACATCGTCGGGCATGTTTAGCAACCGCATGAGCTTGTTCATTTTTGTGCTGATAGTCCTGCCGGGTTGCCAACTGGCTTTGAATCCGCAGTTGAAGCAGTGATATGAAACTGCATCGCCTGCATTAAATATGAGCCCGCCGCGCATACGCTTGTCTGAACAACAAGGTGCGTTAAAACTTATCCAACCGCTAGGAGTGTGCTTACGCTTTGCTGGTAGATAATTAGCGACTGTATCTGGTATGAGGCTCATACCATATTATACTTAATTAACTGATATTTTGTCAACTGTTCCGGTAATATTTTTACCCGTTACTACATAGGTACTAGAACCAGTAGCCGCAGTTCCAGTCCAACTTACAGATGTTATACCGCTAATTGAGTAACTGGAAACATAACCAGTTGTTGAACCATCTGTGCCGGTAACTGTGATGATCAAATCATTTACACCGTCAGTACCGCCCAAAACACTACCTAAAACTTTTATTTGGCTACCGACAGCATAACCGGTGCCGCCACTTCTAACTTGCACAACATAGGAATTATTATCTAGTTGTACGCTAAAACTTGCACCAATACCATTACCTAATTGGCTTGAGTATGAAACACGGAAGTATTTGTAATCGCCAATAGTTAATGCTGGACTAGTTAGTGTTGCTGTTTGATCTTCAGAGTTTGAAAATGAATGAACTGTATCACCTGCTTTGAATGCTTCGGCAGTAATAGTTGTACTCTTAGTTGCTTCGATCCAAACATTGCCAGTTAATCCTAAAACGTCAATATCAAATTGTAGGGTTGATCTTTTATCTGCTTCATAGAATGTAGCAGGTATAGCACTTGAATGCCAGGTAGGAACACCTTTAAGATCGATCTCTGCTGTAAATGTATCATATACTCTTGGTTCTAGGTCTGCCTTGTTAATGCCTTTAGCTGGCCCAACTAGTTCGAGTGTGCCGAGAGCACTAAAACGTGTGTCGCCGTATAATAAAATCTCATCGAGTCCTTTGTCACATGTAACGCTGTATCTAAAAAATTGTGCAGTAAAATCTTCTAAATCTGCCGCAGGAATAGTTGCAATGCCAATGCCCTTGGTTGGGGCTTGTGGAGTAATATCATATACACCAACTTCAAAACCCGAAGCGTCTATTACATTTAATTTAATGTTATCTATAGCTGGGCTATTAATTAAGTCAAGTCTTTTTTGATCGGCATTCTTAATGTCAAACTCTAAGACATTGTCAACACCTTTGTAAATTTTTATCGGTCTCTGATACACGTTAGTAAACTCCACATTAAAAGTGGCCAGATCGGCTAATAGCTCGATTCTATTAGAGTATAAATATTGTGAGATTTTTTGCATCTGGCATTCCTTATACTATATTTATGGCAAAACTAAGAGACGATATTGAACAAAATTTACCCTTTATATCAGTACTTAACTACGGTGAAGAAGAGTACGTGGGTATAATTATCAACCAAGATCAATACGTTACAAGCTTCTACGATTTAAATGCTATAAGGACTACTGACGAGAAGCAGTTATTTTTAGAAATAGGCGAAACTTGGTGGTGGGAAAGTAACCGTCAATTTCCTATTAATATTATCTGTAGAGATCAAATACAACCCTTTGCGTATGCTATACGAACTTTTAACAGCAAAGATGTCCGTGTAATTTTAGGGCCTGTTGTGAATTTAATGAATCTAACGCTAAAGAGAGTAAAACGTAAAAGTGTTCAACTGGTTAGAAAACCGCGTTAACTGTAACCGTAACTAACTGATTCACAAATTAAATTCATCTGAACAACAATTACATGAGCATACGCAATAGCGTGAGCTTTCTTAAAGTAGTAGTCACCGTTCTCCGGTTTCGTCCAAATCTCTGTCCCAATCTCCGTCCAAGTCTTCCCAATTAGGTGTCTCTTGGCTGGGCGGATCAAAGCGATACACATTGCCAACTCTTCTATACTGCGTGGCTTCATTTGTTTCATTAATCCACTGTGCCCATTTACGTGGAACAATAAATCCGCGAAATCTTTCTGCTCTAGTAGATCCCATAGTGGTTCTGTCTCCATTAATTGTTTGAGATGTTGTCTATCTCTTACACCTTCGTAAACACTGACGTTCAAGAAATCTATCTTGAAATAACCTCTATCTTCTGCTTCTTTGTAATCTATTGTACTTAGTCCTGTAATTGGATTGTAGGGCACAGAAGTACAATATATACCAGTATTGTGCTTTTTAAAAGTACTATCTTCTTTGATAGCCGCAGTAACATGCTTGAAATGTTCAAGTGCTTTTGTTCTATCTGCAAAGTCAATGTCAATATCTGGCATTAGTGTTGTGTCCCTGATTCAAATAACATTAATGGTAGGGTCTCTGTTAGATAATCAGCATACCCTTCTGCTTCTTCAATATTATCAAATCCTGTAATTTTAACATATACAGAATTATCTTCTTCAACAACGATCACCTGCATACCTAACTCTTTAGCATCAGGATTTGGATTAACATGTGTGGTCATAAATTCGATTCCCTGACTACCTGTTTAACTAGTCCAACATCGGCAGGTAACCGCTTGAACTTATTAAGCCAAAAAGGTAAATCCATAATAGTACTTATTGCTTGTAATTGTTCGTCGTTGAGCTTCTTTAATAAATCTTTACCGTTATTACAATTTAATAAAACCCAAGGACTAACTTTTCCATCTTTGATATCATATGTTGCACGACTAAGACTTACATACAAAAAATAATGATTCCATACACTTTGATTATTTTCTGCCCAGTCCATCATATATTTAATACTGCGTTCTAGTGCAACCTCTACAGGCTCATTCTTAATTAAATTAACCACATAGTTGTCATATAGTTCGTCTCTACACCAGTGATCTAATTTTACACCACTTTTAATCACATAATCAATAAACTTGTCGGGATATAAGGGATTAACATTACTGACAAAACTACCAAACTTTATAAATGCATTGTAGTAAGGACTTTTAGCAAACTCTTCATATGTTTTGTCTTTTTTAGAATTTTGATTGAGTTTATAGAATCGATTGTAAGTATCATAGCCTAATACAACATGTCTTTCTGTCTTAGCTAGATGCCGGCGTTTTTGTTCACAGACATGTACTGCTAGAGTATTTTCTCGAGAGAATTTATGTCCACAATACTGACACTCATAACCAGATAGTTTTTCAACCAATGCCATCATTTAAATGTCTTTGCAATAGTAGCGTCATCCATGCCGTGTTTTTTAGCCAATTCTTTAAGTTCTTTATCGGTAACCATAGCAGACAACATTTCGATCTCGTCCATCTTTTTGTTAGGATAAATGTTTGATAAGAATTTTACTTTTTTGCTATCACTACCGGCTTTCTTTTTGTGTCCAATCCACTCATGATAAAACTGTTTCTTACCATCATAACTACACATACATAGTAGTAACCAAAGTAGCTTAGGATGTTTTTGAAGTGTGTTCCAGTGCTTATTAAAATATTCGTTAACAGTTAATACAAAGTGCTGTTGATGCTCAACATTTGAAGTTTTAGCATTACTGATGTATCTGTTCAAAATAAACAATTCGCTTTTTAGTGCTTTTTGATTTTCAGGATCCATGGCATCCCACAGTTCGCGAATGTTCTCATCAACTGCTTGTATTTTTTCTTTTAATTGAACTTTTTCACTCATAGAGGCTTGTCTTTGCTTAAACGATATATTAGTATAGCATTATCTAATGCCTTTTGTAAAGCGATATTGGTTTTAGCTTCTCGAAATATTTCGCCCCACAATTTCGATTCTTGTATATGATCTACTAACGGACGACCGTCGGAAGTTCGAGAATCGTAATTCCATCCAATTTCTCGTCTTTCAGTCTTACCAAACTCTCTAGCATAAACTACACCGTCGGCTCTTTCGTAAATATATGTAGCACCTGGTTTAAGAGTTCCCATCTTTTTTCTCCGGTTGAACTATGCCATATTGTTTATAAATCCATTGAATAAATCTTTCAATTTCTTTATTAGGATACGGATATGCTTTATAAGCGATTTCTATTCGTGATAGCCAATCTTTATCAATCATAATATTTTATCTAATTGAATAATTTCACTTTGTCTTGAAATTTCTTTAACAAAGTATGCACAATTTGGTTTTTCTTGGAATCTTGTAGGCACAGCCAACAACTGTCCATTTTTCATTTTAGGGAAATACCATTTGACATCATTATAAAAATTTACTATCTCAATCTTTTTAAATTCAACTCTAAACGAACTTAACGGGTTGAACACTAACGCTTCAAATCCTCTATCATTTAAACTAGTCAACGGTAATATTTCAATGTCGCTGGCACTAGAACTGTCACCTACTGCTATTGACCAATCAATGGGCATAGTTACTTCATCATCGCCGATTCTTAATACCATTGCTGGTGCGTTAAAACTTTCTAAAAATATTAACGGCATAAAATAAAAATCTGGATCTTTAGGATCTGAATTATCTAATACCGCAAATCTAGTGCTATCATCAACTTCGTCTGGTAAATTATTTAGACTAAATGTTTTGTTATCTAATGTTAATATCTGCATGTTCCTTATTTTTGCCAATCCGTCTTCTCAATAGTGAAGGGATACTTGGCCTCCTTATAAAATTTCTTCCTCTCGGTGAGGTGCCGTTTGGCATACTTGCATGTTGAAGTGATGTCCCATATTTGTACGAAGTCTTTGTCTTCTGCCTTTCTAATGCCTCGGCCAATGCTTTGGATAACGCGGACAAAGCTCTTTCCGGGTTCAAGAAGAACCAGATTAAAAATCCTTGGAATATTAATACCCACAGCGGCCACACCATAAGTCGCCACAATAATCTTGTCATCACTGGTCCTAACTTCATCATATTCTTCCTTTCGGTCTTTTGTTTTTACTTCACCTGAAATAAACACTGAGCCTTCTAATTCGTTAACTAAAAATTTGCCTGAATCAATCCTATTAACTAGAACTAGAGTATTGCCTGATTTTGATATTTCTTTGATTAATTTACTGATATAGATCATCCTGTCTTCGTCAGTGACAAGATATTTTAATTCTTCTGCATAGCTTTTAAATTCTGGAACATCAATCATTTGTACAATGTTTACATGACAGTTTGATAGTACACCTTTCTCTTGCAGTTCGTGTGCTTTGATACCGCCAATAACTGGGCCAATGCTAGCAAATATACTCTCTGACTCAAATTTTTCTTTAGGTACAGTTCCTGTAAGACCCCAACGAATTGCCGCATTAGATAAGTTCTGTGTAAGCAAATTCTTTAAAACTTCTGCTTTGGCCATATGTACTTCATCGACAATAACAGTCTTAACACCATCTAAAAATTCAGCTAGTGTCAGTATATCGTGTTCATGATTTTTAGATTTTTTATCTAAGATATTAAGACTTTGCCAAGTGCAAATTGTATGTGTTTTGTTAAGATCTTTTCTGTCGCCGTAATAAACGCCAACATCAAGACCGACGTTAATAAAATCTTCTTCTGTTTGTTCAACAAGGCTCTTATTAGGTACGATAGTAATAGTGCGACCGTATTTTTCACACATATCAGCTAATGTTGCTGTAGTAATAGTCTTACCAGCACCGGTAGCAATCTCTTGCAGTGCTTGATGGTTGTTTAGAAATAAGTTAATAGCCTCTACTTGATAATCACGTAGCATAATAGGCTGTCCTTCTTGGGGATGCCCCTTAGGCCAAACCTTGCCTTTGTCTGCCCAATAAGTTTCTGTTACAGGTGGAAAGGAAATCTGTTGAGTAGTACGCAGGTCTTCAACTTCGTCTACGCTAATATTCATTTTGCCTAGTATATCTAGGATTGTTTCTAATTGATTTAAGTATCCGTTGCCACCTAGACCAAACAAACTGACCATTCCGTCCCATCGTCCTAGCTTATAAGCCGGGTGATACCGAGC